ATAATGAGATTGTAGTTTCCTACGCGGAGGCGGTTGACCGGTACCCCCTACTCAAGCTTCACATATCAACGGAACCCTAGTAACCCGATCAAGATCCAAGTCCTATAAGCAGGGGTTGTATCTGTTTCACAGAGCCCCGACCATTTGTTGCCTTAAGTTAGCAATTGCCTTTGACGTCCAAGTCCAGACCGGGTATCTCACCGTTCTTCAATGGAGCCGAATCAAACATTCGGCACAGTGTCGTTTGTGTTGCCTTAAATTTTGTTTATAATGTGTGAGCCGTGAACTCTAACTGAGATCTGGCCATTGTAATAATCTGTGGATTCTAATACCTTGCGATTGAACTGTTCTCTAGCTTCAATGTAACTGCATTGTGCTTTTGATGTGCAATAGTAAAGTATCTCTCTGGTGAAGTTTTCGGTGCCTAAGGTGTTGACATCAACAGTTAGATTTTCGCTTGAACCGTAGTACTCGCGCCAATCACTGTCAATTTTGGTTCTAATTTTCTTTTTTTTCTTGATGCCGTTTTTTTGCTTGACTGTTTTGTAAGTGGTTTTTGAAAATTTAGCTAGTTTTTTGCCTATGTACTTGCGACCAGAAAGATTATTGGTGATCAGGTAAACAAATCCTATGCATTCTTCTGGCAGTGTCTCAACTGGAGTGTTTTGATAAAGCCATGTCATGCGGAATCTGTTGTATTACCTTTGCTGTATAGTTATGCCTTAAAGTGTTTTAGTGTATATTTTGATGACAATTGAAAATTTTATGCTAACTCAACATCTGTGTTATAGCTAGTAAAGCCGTTTTCTTTTACCACTTTGAGAATATTCTCAACGCGGCCAGCCAGTTCGTCTCTATGACTCACTAGCCAAATACTCTTGTGACGTTCTCGACTCATGTGTTTGAGCAAGGCCAAACTGTTTTCAACACCTTGTGTGTCCATTCCAGAATCAATCATCTCGTCAATGAACAACACATTAATTGGTTGATACAAACTTTCATACACATCACGGAATGCCCAACTCATACTGAGTATGAGCCTGTTGCGTTCACCGCGGCTTAGATTATCAAAGTCCAGCTCACGCCCCAATTCTTCAATACTCACGCTCAAGTCATTCTGGAACACCACTGTGTGCGGCAATCCAATACGATCAAGATAGTGCGTGAGTCGTGTATTCAAGTAGCTTAAATTTTGCTCAATGATTTTTTTACGAATAAAACTGTCTTTGCTGGTCAACAGCTTTAACAAAAACTCTTGATGTTCTTGCAGTCGTGTAAATTCATTCACAGTGTCGTAACTGACTTCTTGCAGAGCTTGAGCTTGCATTTCTTCAATTTGTTCGTCATACGGATCAGCTTCGGCAGATCTTGTGGCCAGACTTTTTTGCAAACTGTCTACAGAATTTTTATGATTCAGTGCATCTTCCAGTGTGTCATAAAACACCGTGGGTGCCTTGCCCAACTCGCCAAGTTCTTTCAACGTGGTTTGATGCTCTGTACGCTGATTGTCATTGGTCAACAGTTGCAGCGCCGCTTCCTGCAACGAATTTTGTTTGCCCGAGCGAATTTCATCTTGCTTGGTGTCGTGAATGTCGGAGCCGCAGGCATAGCACTTGTGATTGTCCAAGGATGCAATTTCTTCAGTCAACTTGGTTTTGGTCTTGATCAGTTTGACATCGTCCGCGTCAATACTGCGTAGCCATCTGGTGGCCTCATCAATTGCGGTCTTGCGCTGATGAAACACTGCCAGTTCTCGATGAGCACTGACTTCTAGATCAGTGTTGATGTGCTCGAGATCTGCAATGGCCTGTGTGTACTGTGCTACATCTTCTGCTCGTTTGGCATTCCACAGTCGTTGTCGTTTGCGCAGGCTTTCAATCTGTTCTTCAATTCGCTTGTTGGCCTCTTGCACAGCTCGTATACGGAATTCTTCTTGAGTTAGAGAATCTTTGGTTTCGCGATTGAGTTCTTTGATACGATCTGCTCGCTCACTCAGCATGGTAATACCCAGCAGTTGTTCAATAATTGTTCGTTGATCGTTGGCTTTCAAACTCAAAAACGGTTCGGTGTAGGTGTTCAACGCCAAAATATGTTTGAACATGTCGTGACTAAGTCCAAGGGTGCTTTCAATGGCCTGTTGAGTTTCTCGACTGTCGCCTTGCGCATTGTCTGTGGATTCTTGTTCTTGATTGTTGATATAAAATCTCAGCACATTGGGTTTGCGCCCACGCTCAATTTTATATTCTTTGCCACCTACACCAAACTCCAGGCTAACCAACATGTTTTTAGCATTGGTTTTATTGACCAGGTTGTCTTTGCGGATATTGCTGAGTGCTGTTCCATACAGGCTGTAGCTAAGAGCATTGATGATGGTGGTCTTGCCTGTGCCATTGCGACTGCCGTCACCACCTAGGTCCAAGTTCTCACCTAACACAAGTGTAAGATCTTTTCGATCAAAATCAATGGCCTGAGTGCTGTTGCCCACACTCATGAAGTTTTTCACGGTTAAATTTCGTATATGGATCATAAATTTTGATAAATCTTCAGCAACAATTTGTTGTCGTAAAATTCACTTTCGATGTTGGTCAGCTGGTCGGTTACAATTTGATCCACACTTTCAAATTTTACTTCGCCTGGCGCCATATCAGCATCTACTGCACTGCTCTTTACATTGATCAGGGCCATTTCTCTTAGATTGTAATCTCGAACAAATGTTTCTTTGATAAAGTTTGCTTCTTCGTAACTGATGTCAATGTCCAATTCCACACGCACATGCATGTTGGCGGCCAACAGTTTAGGTGCTTGATCAATCACATTGCTCAATTTCATCACACGGTACAAGGGCTGCCCGGGCCATGCATGATATTCTGGCTCTTGTCCCCAGTTCAACACCATCATACCACGGGCACTGTCTCCGGCATCGGCAAAATTGTGCGGAAAGCAGTTGCCGATGTAGTTGATATTTTTTTTCTGTTGTCGTAAATGAAAGTGTCCCGAAAACACACTATCAAATCCACCAAAGCTTTCTACTTTGACTTCGCCGTGATCCGGCATTTCGACCATGGCATTCATTTTAAAGTGTGGAAGTTCAAAGTGGCCGAACATGTACTTAGCCGTCATTTTTGGAATGCGTTTGTGATCATCGCCCACCAGCCACGGAGCAATGATCACATCACCTTGTTGGAACCAGTCGTTGCATACCACAATGTTTGGCAAATGACGAGCCCATTCGACGCCGTGTATGTTGCGCCGGTCGCGATAGTACAGGTCGTGATTGCCGGGAATAAAATAAAACTGTTCAAATGCTGCGGACAGCTTTTCCAAACTGCGCAGACTGAAGTTCAGTGTTTGTAAATTGATACTGGCTCGGTGATGGTGCCAGTCGCCCAGAAACATTCCAGTTTCACAACCTTGCTCCTGTGCAGTTTCGATAAACCAATCGATAAACTGTTCACAGTCTTGATTGTGAACCAGGCTATTGGATTTGAGTCCAAAATGTATGTCTGTGCAAACAGCAACTTTTTTAAATAGATTCATATCAGCTATTGTAACACATGCCTGTAGGCATGTGCAATCGGGCATTCAGCCAAACTAGATTATTCGACTGTGGTTGATTCAGCCGCGGGCTCCACAGCTGGTCGATCAACAATGTAAGTGGTGATGGTAACAGGACCACTCAGTTGCGCCATACTGGGCCGACCAGCATTTTGTCTTGTCCACGACGGGCTTAGTCCATTGATTTCCAAAATGTCATCGCGAATGTTTTGACTCTTCTTTTCCAAATTCAAGATGCGAGTAAAGCTATTGGTAATGGCAGCAGTGTAGTAGGCAAATGGATTTTGACTTTTGCTTTCGTCAAACTGTAGTCCAATTTGACTCAGTTGCAACAGAGCCTGGCCGCGCATTTCTTCGTTGTAGGTGTAGCCGCGCCAGTTTGATCTGGTGGCATAGCGTTCACACAGCTTCATAAACATGTGTGCAAGTTTGCGTGTCATGTCGCCATGATCCTTGGAAAACTCTCCGGTTTCAAGATTGCCTTTCCAATGACTACGGCCCACAAGATATTTTTCTTTGGCATCATTTAGTCGCCAGTGTTCAAATGGTGGAAAGTTCAGTCGCTGCCGAACCGGATTCAACAGCACATCATCCAACAACTCGTCCAAGGAATCATCAATGGGCTCGTCTTCAAATTGCAGTAGATCTTCTAGTTTTTGTTTTTTCTTTTGTTCTGATTTTGGAATTTTTTTCTCTGCCATTGGAATATGATCCCAGCAGCTGATACGAAACACCAAATCAGTATTGGGGATTTTCACAGGGTCGACTATAGTGCCGGTTCGTTTGAGACGGTCAGCACGATTTCTGCGAGCTTCGGCAATGGTACGCTGATTGATCTTGTCCAAGCTGGGCAGAATAATGTCGTATTGACTGTCTGCATCGGGATTGACATAGTAGCAGTAGGTGTTTTTGCTAGCGTGAATTTCTTTTAAAATGTCTCTGTTGTTGAGATAATTTACTTTTGGTGCTATCGGAGTCGATGATATTGATTTGGTAGAATCCAAGTTGGATATAGTGCGTTTTGTTGCCACAGGCAGTGTCTCCTCGTAATATATTTATTATAACATGGTTTACCGTGTTGTCAACCTTTATCATTATGTGCCCAGTTTATTTTCACAATAAATAAGGTACAGGAACCAATAATTATGGCATACGATCCAGCAAAAGCAGCACTGTATAACAAACTTCGTCAACAAGGAATAAGCGAAAACGCCGCCGCCGATCAAGCAGGAATACCGGCAGACAGTGCAGATTATGTATTCACTGGCAAATACAATGCTGACGGAACATTGAATCCAAACCCCGGTACCTTGGGTGCTGACGTACAAGGATCCGCAAAAGTTGCCGGTGTTGATTATGATCGGCCAACCGCAGCCGAAGCTGCGGTAGATGCCAGGGCGGCCCGAGCCGAAGCTGCAGACAATGCCAGGTTTGACCAAGGACTGCAATCACCGTCAAACTTTGAACAAGTTGATTTTCAGGTAGCGGCCAAAAATCCGCCTAGCACAGTAACACCAATCAATTATACTACCACCAGTACAGAAACTGTGAGTGGTGGCGGATCAACCACAGTCACTGCTGGCGCCAGAACTCCCAATGCAGCCAGTGCATCATTACAACCGGCAATTGATGCAAAACAAGCTGAACAAACGCAATTTATTAAAGATAATCCCAGTGACTTTGCTAGAAAAAAACAAGGTCTTCCGCCTCTCAGTCCTGAAGAAAGTCAGGAGCGACGAGAAAAACTGCTCCAACTGTCGGCTGAAAAAGAAGAACTTACACTAAAACAACAAAATGCTGAATCATCAACGCCGCCAACAGTAACCACGGTTCCTAATACCACAACAACTACCGAAACAGTTACCTCAGGAACCACCAGTGTCAATTCTGCAGTTGACTTTAACAATGATCAACAATTGTCACAACAAACCGAAGGGCAGATAGATGCTCAAGGCCGTGCGCCCAACGCATCCACGGCTCGATCAGCTACACCAGTTGCTGCTCAAACAACAGTGGACGAAAATGGCCAGATAGTGCCAGTTCCCACTGCTGCTCCAGTGTCCACAGAAACCACAGTGAACGAGTTTGGCCAAGTGGTGCCGGCCCCTACACCAGTTGTTGCACCAACTGATCCAGCCATTGCACAAACCACTGTAGACGAATTTGGCAATATAGTTCCAGTCCCCACACCTGCTCCAGTGTCCACACAGACCACTGTGGACGAATTTGGCAATATAGTTCCAGTTGCCACACCCTCGCCAGTGTCCACACAAACCACAGTGGACGAATTTGGCAATATAGTTCCTGTTGCTACGCCTGCTCCGGTGTCCACACAGACCACTGTGGACGAATTTGGCAATATAGTTCCTGTTGCTACTGCTGCTGCTGATACTGCACAAGAAGCTGCTGCTCGGCAAGCAGCCACACTGGATAAAGCACGAGCACAAAATACCATTGCCAATCAACGCAGCAACAAAAACAATGCTGACTGGCGTGTCAAACTACGTCTGGCACCCTTGGCTGATTACCTGTACATGGCCAAACCACCAGGAATTCTAGCGCCCTTGGCACCGGATGGTGTGATATTCCCCTACACACCTACAATACAGACCAGTTACAAGGCCACTTATGCCACCACGGACATCACACATTCCAACTATAGAGGATATTTTTATCAAGGCAGTGCAGTTGAGCCATTCACCATAAGTTCTACATTCACAGCACAGAGCACAGCCGAAGCTGAATACCTGCTGGCTGTGATACACTTTTTTAAATCTGTTACCAAAATGTTCTACGGACAAGATCCGCAGCGCGGAACACCGCCACCCTTGGTGTATCTGACTGGCTTAGGTGAGTTTCAATTCAACGAACATCCCTGTGTGGTCAGTGGTTTCACATATGACCTGCCAGCCGATGTGGATTATATTCGTGCATACAGTCCCAATGTAAATAACAGCAACATGCTACAACAACGCCAATCAAACAATTCAACTGGCCCTGGCACATCCTGGGGCAATGGCATACTGGGCGGTGTGTTGGGCGGTGCAGTGAATAGACTGGCATCGTCCAAACTGTTCAATGGTCAACCACTACCAAAAGGTGGCCAAAATATTCCGCCAGCACCGCAGACATTAGGATCAAACACAATTCCCACATATGTGCCAACCAAGATGACCATAGCAGTTTCGTTGCTGCCAGTGGTCAGTCGTCAAGCACAGAGTCAACGCTTCAGTGTACGGCAGTACGCCACCGGTGACCTGCAAAAAGGAGGAATGTGGTAATGGCAACTTATAATTCAACCAGTCCATATGCAACCACTGGCTACAGTCAGTTCTTTTTAGACACCATGGTCAATAGACCAATTCCCTCACAGTCCGACGATCTGGTGTTTACCATCAACCAAACTTATCAATACAGACCTGACCTCCTGGCATTTGACCTGTACGACAATGGCGGCCTATGGTGGGTATTTTACCAACGCAACCCCAACACATTAACAAAACCACCATTGGATTTTGCAATGAATACCAATATCTATATTCCCAAACTAAGCACCTTAAGATCAGTGCTGGGATTTTAATCAATGGCAACAGCAGCAGAAATTGAACAACGACTGGCAGCAGCTCGCGCAGCCCTAGGTCCATTGGAAGCCAACCAAGGCGCTGTACTGCGTGAGATTGGCGTGCTGAGCGCCGAAAAGGCAGCTCTTAGAGCTGCCTCTCAGAAACTATATCAAGGTGGCGATCAAGTTGGAGCAAAACTTCTACGCGAGCAAGAAGGCGCACTTGATAATAAGATTTACGAACTGTCACAAGGTCCGGCAACGCAGGCACTTGAGGCCGAACAAGCAAGAATTCGAACTCTTGAAAATGATCTGTATGCGGCACAGCAAAAAGCAGAATTTGATGCAAAACAAACATCTGCCACTGCTACCGCCGAAGTAAAAGAATCCGCTGCCGGTGCCACACAAAATCCTGCACCACCTGCTGCCACTGTCAACCAAAGGCTGACAACAACTCAAGCTGCTGCCCTGACCGCCAACACAGACGCAGGAACCAACGCTCCTGTAAAGACTTTTGCGCAGACTCAGAGTGTACCGCCGCCTAACACCGGCAGCGCAGAAGGACGGCCTGGAGGTGCACCTGGTGCAGGCGCCGGCGAAGACAGCGGCCAGACAGCATCAAACACTCAACGAATTCTCAGCACATTCAACAAAACAAGATTTGTTCCCAAGAACAACATATTGGACCAGTATGCCAGTTACACATATAATATTGCTTGGTATTTGATGCCTCCAGAAGGATTAACTGCTTTGAAAGAAACTGGAAAACCCAATTATGCGTCTTACAGTTTGTTAATGCAAAGTGGCGGTGCTTCTACAACTCCTGTTGCAGGAATTGCCCGCAACAAATTTTTTGAATTGGATTATTACATTGACAATCTGGAAATTAAAAGTAAAATAACAGGAAAAGGCACCGCCAGCGCCAATAATGTATCAGACATATCATTCACTGTGACAGAAACAACAGGTATAACACTGATTGATAATCTTTATAATGCAGTGAATAGTGTGTATAAAAGTTCCGGTCTTGCATATGTTTCTGCAATATATTTATTGGTCATACGATTTTACGGCTACGACGAAAATGGCAAGATAGTGCAGGCCAGCAATGGCGACAACAACAATGCACTGGTGGAAAAATTTATGCCATTCCAACTGGCTCAGTTAACTTTTTCTGTGGGAAATAAACTGGTCGAATACTCAGTCAAGGCAAAACCATTGATATACAATGTGGGATTTGGATCTAATTTAGGAGTGGTGAAAAAACAAATTCAAATCACCGGCGCCACAGTAAAAGATTTATTGATGAATGGCATACCTGGTGCAGAAGTATCAGCTGATGACGGCAGAATTTCAGCTCCTCGGCCACCTGTCCCACCAGTGGCCACTGCTCCTGACGACACCGTTTTTACCAATGCTACCTATGACGCCCTGGGAAATTACACTGGCGACAGTGGCTCACCATTCCAAGGAGCAGCATAAGCATGGCCCGCGGATATCAACTTACCCCAGAAGAACAAAAAGCATATGATGAGGCCAAGGCCGAAGGTGCAGTCAGCGCACGAGACCAGGCTGCTATAGAAAGTGGCCGAGCTGCACAAACATACAATCAATCCATTGCCAACCAAGGAGTAAGAGCTGGCGCAACACAAGTACCAGCACCTGCTGTTGCAGCACCGGCACCGCCCAAGGCCAATGCAGTGGCCATTAAAAAAAGCAACATATCAGCAGTTGGGTTAGTAGATGCATTGAATACAGCCGAACAACAATTGGTTGCTGATGGCGTGTGGCAAGTGGCCAATGTATACCAAATTGAATTTGCTCCAAGAGCACTGGGCGATTCAAAAGTTACCAAGAACGGCACAGCCAACAAGGCCAAAGTTCCCATGCAACTAAGTACCAACCCAGCTGCTGATCTTGATCCAGCCACCAATTCTGTGTCATACAATGTTAGAACTTTTACTTACGCTGCTGGAACTCCAATTGTTCGGATACTTGACGAAATATTAAAAAACAGCAGTTACATCACAGATCAAGCAGCTTATATGATTGATGAAGTGACACAGATAACCAAACCACAAAAACCATTGGGCGATCTTGGGTGGTATAAAATTTCAGTATCAACTACACCAATAAAATATGATGAAAAAAGAAGAGATTTTGCATATAATATAACATATATAATCAACACATATGGCATAAACAGCATGCTGAGCGAATATTTTCCAGCTGGCACTTTGCGTGGCCTGCACAAAAGTTACAAGTATTGGTTTACTGGACAGAATACACAGGTGATACGATACGAGCAACAATTCAACTCGGCATATAAATTGACCTTTAGCAATCCTAAACTTTTAACCGATACCAAAGCATTGACCAACCAGTTGGCCCGAGAAGCTCCAACAATTGAATACCAAGCAGCAGTTGGCAGCAGTAGTATTCAAGGGGCCGAAGGAATAACCAACAGCATTGGCGCAAGTGCAGCTGATTATTTGTACAGTCCAAGTGATATTGCCTCAGTAAATCTTACCATTGTTGGAGATCCAGCGTGGTTACAACAAGGCGAGGCTGCGGCCGGAGTCAACTCATTTAATTTTAATTTTAATCCTTTTAACCCCGATGGTGGAATCAATTATGACGCTCAAGAAATTATTTTTGACCTACAATGGAACACTGTAGCAGATTACGATGTCAACGGCACTGGGCTGGCAAATCCAAATAAAACTCCCAGCACAACACAGGCATCTCAGACCTACACCTACACAGCTACCGAATGTACTAGCAAATTTAGCAAAGGCAAATTTGAACAAGACCTCAAAGGCAAATTATTTCAAATTACTGATCCAAGAACCACTCCACCTAGTGGCACCGTGAGTGACGGCTCAAGTGATCGTGCAGAAACAGCCAGACTCAAGCGACAAGGCAATGCCGCAGATCAAACAGCCGCTACTCAAGCAAGGACCGGAGTTGATTTGACCAACGCATCAGCCGGCGGTGGCCGCGGCAACGGACAAGCACAATTGGCAGCCGAGCAGGCCCGCCTAGAATTTACTTCAAATGAAGGCGGCGCCGCATTTGGCAACCCAAACATCACAGCACAAGGACGACGGGCAGGAGCCACACAGGAGTCGGTGGGTACACCAACTGTATTGCCTAGCCCAACTGTTACACAATTACAATCAAGTCCAACATACATAGCTGCAACACAATTGGGGGTTACGCCCACCGCCGCGTTACAAGACGCCAGAACCAATTTTGCAGCAACAGCCGGCGGTAGCCCTGTGGTCAGCAATGGACAGGCAATTGCTACTGGTACAGGAACTAGCCCACCAACTCTTACCGCTGCACAACGAGCCGAAGTACGCAATCGAGCTATTGCGCAAACCAATCGCGAGCTTGCTGAAGAGTACCAACCATTAGTATCTCGCAATCAAAAAATTGCCAAAGACTATTAAGGATTACACATGTCTGAAAATATACAAAGAAACAGTGGCGTAGCACCCAATTACAAATACGACCGCGGCGGAATGAAGGCGGACTTTGGTCCGTTTGTCGGAGTGGTAAAAAATAACATTGACCCAACTAGACAAGGACGGTTAGAAGTTCTCATTGAGCAGTTTGATGGCATACGCACTGTGAGTTATGCATCTCCGTTCTACGGATCAACGCCACCGCAGCCCGGTAAAAAAGGTGATACCAGTGCGGTAGGAGGATACCTGGACGGGAATCCACAGAGCTATGGCATGTGGTTCACACCTCCAGATATTGGAGTAAGTGTGTTGTGTTTCTTTGCCGGCGGCGATCCAAACTTGGGTTACTACATGGGTTGTATTCCAGTACAAGGCATGACACACATGATCCCAGCCATTGGATCCAGCACAAATTTTGATTTACAAAACAGCGATCAAAAAAGCTACTACCTGGGTGCAACTGTATTGCCGGTGACAGAAATTAATCCAAACAATGCAAAGATAGACAGCAACCCACAATTCTTTAACCAACCAAAACCTGTACACAGCTTTATAGCAGCTGAAATGTTTCAGCAAGGCACACTGGCTGATCCAATGCGAGGTCCTATCAGTTCAACCAGTCAGCGAGAAAGTCCCAGTGCTGTGTTTGGTATCAGCACTCCAGGTCGTGCAGTGTACCAAGGTGGGTTTTCCGAAACTGATATACAACAACGCATTGCAGCCAGAACTATCAATGCCACAGATGTAAATGTGATTGGTCGTCGCGGTGGCCACAGCATTGTGATGGATGATGGCAATATCAACAACAAAGACAATCTTGTGCGTGTTCGTACAGCTGGTGGCCACCAGATCACAATGAGTGACGACGGCAACTTTTTATACATCATTCATGCCAATGGACAAACTTGGTTAGAGATGGGGCAAGAAGGTACACTTGATGTGTATGCTACCAATTCAGTCAATGTTCGCACACAAGGAACAATTAATCTTCATGCAGACAAAGACATCAACATGTTTGCTGGTGCTCGGATCAATATGAAAAGCATGGAAGGCACAACTGTGGAATCTGAAAAGAAATTGACATTTTACAGCACAGAAGAAACCGTTCTGTACAGCAAAGCTCGTATTGCTGTCAAGGCCGATGGCAGTCTAGCACTGGCCAGCAACAACGGATCATGGAACGCTGGGGGTGCTATGGTATTGCAAGCCGGCGGCATTGATCTCAATGGCGGTTCTGCAGAAAATGTAGATGCACCCAAGAAGTTGGAAAAATATGTAATGCCCGAAACAGAATTTAACAACGCCACTGGTTGGCAAATTTCTTCTTCAGGATTAGAAAGCATTGTGACTCGAGCTCCTACACACGAACCATGGCCGTTTCACAATCAAGGTGTCAGTGTAGAAGTGCCAATGGAGCCGGGCCAACCGACCACTCCGCCAAATACTCCGTCACTGCCTGCAGGATTTACAGGAACAGTATCATAACATGGCTAAATTTACTTTTGATCTTCCCAATGGATTGTTGTTTACATTAGAAGCTCCTGCTGGAACCACTGCATTTGAAGCTGAACGAGTTTATCTTGAACAGTTAGCAGCTGGTGTATTTGTTGGTTTAAAATCTGGCGACACCTTGCAGACGCCGACCACAACCGGTGTTCAATTTTCGCTGTCACGTCTTGACAGAGAAACAGCCGGCGTTCCGGATGTTCCGTTGCTGGCCATTTACGGTGACGCAATAGTTTCATCGTTGCCTGCATTGAGAGATGTGCCAATCAACAATGGCATCACAGTGTCTGATTATGTGGATACAGCAGTGGTAACTGCGTCAATAGGCCCGTTGACTCCGACGAATGTACAAGCAATCATGGCAGCAGTTGCTGCAAGTGTATGCCAACCAGCCGATGTTATGACAAATGAACTGGGCGTGGGCAAGTATGGGTTCAATGCAGAGCAGTTGGAAGCAGCCGGATATTTAAAACCCGGAACAGCCGCAAGATTTTTACAAGGACCATAATGGCTACTTTACCAAATATTCCTGGGTTACCTAACTTACCAGCCTTTACGGGCATCCCTAATCCAAGCAACTTCACCAGTGTGTTGAGCAGTCCCAGTGTATGGACCGGCAAAGACGGTGTAGCCGGAGTAAATGCTTTGCTGTCAAATCCAGCACTGCAAGACAAAGTTCAATTTGGGCTTATGAAATCCAGTTTTGATACACTGGTCGAAACTGGCCAGATCAAAACACCCGGTGCTAATCTAACTCCGCCAATTGGCCAACTGTATGATGCTGCTGCTAATTTTGGCAAAAATTTAATATCAGCATCTGCTGGATTGGTACGGGCACCAGAAGCATTGAGCAAACTATCTACCGGTGGATTAGAAAGTTCATTATCCTCGCTGGAATCTAAATTGTCAGGTATTGCTGGCAGTGTAAAATCAGCAGTGAGTGGTGGTATTGACGGCATTGGCAGCATTGGTAGCAGCATTGGCAGTAGTTTAAAAGGTGGCGCCGCCGGCATCAGCGCAAGCATCACTTCAGCAGTCAATGCATTAAATGATCCCAATGCTCCACCCTACACCGGCAATGATCCAATTATAAGAGCACGACTGGGTCTGCCTGCAATAACTCAAGCAGGAGCTGATGTATTGGGTGGCACCAGCGCTGCTATTGCGGCCAACAAAGGAATAGCAGACCTTGGAGGGCTGTTGGCAAATTCTAGCAAATTTGGAGTTGGTACTGCCACTGCCTGGGCCAAAGGAATTGAAAGTTCAGCTGGCGCAGCAGGGTTAGATGTAAGCAGTGCAGAAGGTGTTGCCAGCAGTCTCAAAGGCCTGGCAAGCGGATTTGAAAGTTCGGTCAGTGGTTTCTCAAAATCCAGCGGTATCACTGGCACCATTGGAAATCTAGGAAGTTTAAAAAGTGCCGCCACCGACTTTGCTGCAAAAGCAGAAGCATTAAAGCCACAGATGGATTCATTGGCCAAACAAGGACAATTTGCTGTTAATTTTAGTGATTTCAAATTACCTGCTGCGGTAGCAGGTGTTATTCCAGCTGCTGGGTTCAAAGGCACAGTGGATAGAGCAACATTGAATTCAGCAGTTGGTAAGCTAGTTGGTAGTAGCAAAATACCTGCACAGCTTTTTAGTCCACAGGCAGTTGATATTGCCGCGTTAGAAGCCGCCGCCCTACAAGCAAAAGCAGCACTTAATGGAAGCATCCCCGGCGGCATCAGTGGCTTTGCAAGAAACTCTGATGCGTTTGTTAAATCATTAGGAGATCCCAATGCTCCGCCCTACACTGGAGATGATCCAATTATTAGACAACGATTGGGATTACCTCCAATACAGACCGCTTAACGGAGTAAATACAGCATGACAACATTTGTAGGATTCAACACAATAGGACAAACAAAGAAATTTACATTGGTAGATTTTGAATTGGTCAAACGCGATCTGCTGAATGCTCTTAACATTCAACAAGGACAACTGCCAGGTCGCCCAGGATATGGCACCTTGATATACAGTTACATATTTGAAAATCAAACACAAGACACTGAACGAGCCATACTGGCAGAAATACAGCGTGTGGCCAGTTTAGATCCAAGAATTTTTATTCAGTCAGCTGCTATGTTTCCACAAGAAAACGGCATACTGGTCGAGCTACAAGTGATGATGGTACCAGGACAAACAACTGAATTTTTAAGTGTGTATTTTGATCAACAAACCGCCAGTGCAAGTTACGCATAGTACCCACACATAAACTGGGCGGTTTATTATCTCCATAAATAATCTACAAGATGGATTATTATGGCAAAAACTACTAGACAAACCGCAGTATTTGGTGTTGAGGATTGGAAAAGAATCTACCAAACTTACCGCGAAGCCGACTTCCAAAGTTATGACTTTGAGACTCTGCGCAAGAGTTTTGTTGACTATGTACGATTGTACTACCCGGAAACATTCAATGACTACATTGAGTCATCAGAATTTATTGCCATACTGGATGTGATGGCTTTTATGGGCCAGTCATTGGCCTTCCGCACAGACTTAAACACCCGCGAAAACTATTTAGACACTGCTGAACGCCGTGACAGTGTGGTTCGTCTGGCCAATTTGGTAAGTTACACCCCCAAACGCAACACCGAAGCAAACGGATATCTCAAGGTGTTTTCCATACAAACAACAGAAAATGTTGTGGACTACAACGGCATCAATCTGGCCAACATCACTGTCAACTGGGCTGACCCTACAAATTTTGATTGGCAAGAACAGTTCAACGCCATTATTAATTCTTCATTGATAAACACTCAGCGAGTTGGTCGTCCCGGTAATAGAACCATAATTCAAGGCATTCGCACTGATGAATACACAGTTAATTTAGTTCCAGGTTTTCTGCCAGTGCTGCCTTACAGCGCAGTGGTAGACGGTGTCAACATGCCATTTGAAGCTGTCAGCGCCACTGCCACTGGACTGCCCACCGGTGTTGAATATGTTTACGAACCAAGTCCAGTTCCCAACGGACAATTTGGTATGTTGTTCCGCAACGACCAACTGGGTTTTGCATCAGCCAATACCGGATTCTTTTTCCTATTCAAACAAGGCGTGTTGCAAAATCAAGATTTTAACCTGGCTGAGCGCATTGCAAACCGATCAGTCAATATCAATATTGAAGGTGTCAACAACACCGACCGTTGGTTATATCAATTGGACAATGTGGGCAACATTGCTCGTGAATGGGCGTTTGTTGAAAGTGTATACACAGCAGCAGCTGAACAACAGAGCGGCCTACGACCATTGTATTCGGTCACCAGCAGAGCCAGCGATCAAATCACATTGAACTTTGGTGATGGCGTGTTCTCAGAAATTCCAGTGGGATTTTTCCGTGCATATGTTCGTGCATCAAATGGATTGCAATACATCATCAATCCAGAAGAAATGCAAAGTGTAATACTGAGCATTGCTTACATCAGCCGTACTGGCCAGAATGAAACATTGACAATCACCTGTGGTATTACAGAGCCAGTGAGTAATGCATTGGCCCGTGAAAGCATTGACGAAATTAAACAACGAGCTCCGGCCCGTTACTACACACAAAATCGCATGGTCAACGGCGAAGACTACAACAACTTTCCGTTCACTCAGTACAATTCAATTATTAAATCCAAAGCACTAAACCGTGCTTCAATCGGCACTAGCCGATATCTTGATTTGGTTGACAACACCGGCAAGTACAGCAGCACCAACACATTCGGCAGCGATGGTGCATTGTACAAATCAAATGATTTGCCAACATTTTTATTCAGTTGGTTAACAACCAATGACATCAGTGATATATTGACCAATCGGGTTGAACCAATATTGTCAACAGAAGCCATAACACAATTTTACTATGCAAACTATCCAAGACCGTCATTGACACCACTGGCAGTAAGTTGGAACCAAAGCACAACACTGGCAAATGAAACCACTGGGTATTTTAAAAATGCAGCCGGCAGTCCTGTTTCCGTAGGAATCTATGCCAGTAACAACATGAAATATGTACAAGTTGGCAGCTTAATTAAATTTAGAGCGCCAACCGGCTATTATTTTGATGCCAACAACAGATTGGTATTAGGGATTCCTACCAGAGCCGACGAAAAATTAACTATATGGGCATCGGCCACAGCAGTATATATTGACGGAACAAACCAAGGTCTTGGCAATTTTACCAATGGGCTAGGCCCGGTGGTACTGAACAACTATGTGCCTACCAACTCTCAATGTGTTGAAGTAATTCCATTATTCATAACCGATCTAGGCACAACTGTTAGGCAAAATGCGCTGTCTCAAATTGAATTGTATCGCAATTTTGGTCTTGGCTACAATAACTTAACCAGCACATGGTATGTAATCACTGCCAGTAATCTTGCAGTTGATGCCGCCTGGAGCGAATCCTATGCTGGTGATACATCAGGTGCAAATCTAGATGCCAGCTGGGTTGTGCAATTTGTCACCAATGGAGAATCATACCAAGTGACTACTAGAGCATTGAATTACTATTTTGGCAGTGTGCTTGAAACAAGATTCTTTTTTTATGGCGACGAACAAATTTATGACAGCCGCACAGGAACTGTCATTCGCGACTTTGTAAGAGTATTAAAAACAAACAGTCGCCCTGACTCTAATTTGCCACTTGACAGTGACATCTCAATGCGCATCATTGGGCAGCCTGTGCAACCTGACGGTTATGTGGATGATTATCAAGTGTTGGTATCTTGGCAAGATAGAGATGCCGACGGCGTGCCAGACAATCCAGATTTCTTTGACGAAATTGTTGCACCAGCAGTGAACCCCGATACCAAATTGGTGTTCTTTCAACGCATTGTGGATTTTGATAATCTTGAACGCTATGTGCTGGTAGACGCTGGCATAGTAAACGATCAATACGCAACATTGGATGATATCACTTTAGTAAAATCACAATACATCATTGGCCAGGTATTTTATGCCTATACTGATGGAGTATTTTATAGTTTGACATTAAACACAACCGGAACAACTTCTTTGGTAGTGGTCAATGATTACCAAAGCCGTGTTGGCCGTCAAGATTTATATTATCAATATCGTCACAACAGTGCCTTGACCAATCGCATTGACCCGGGCTCAACAAACATTATTGATTTGTATGTGGCCACACAAGATTACTACACTGCTTATAGAAATTACATTGTGGATTCTACCAACACAATACCAGCACCTGTACCGCCCACAATTGATGCACTAAGTACAGAGTATGCAGGATTACAAAATTATAAAATGATTTCTGACAATGTAATTGTAAACCCAGTTCGGTTTAAACCATTGTTTGGCGCCAAAGCAGCAGAACAATTACGAGCAACCATCAAAGTTATTCGTGCCAGCAACTCAACTGCATCGGTCAGTGAGATCAAAAGCAATGTGGTTGCCAACTTAGATGCATATTTTGCAATTGCAAATTGGGATTTTGGTGATACATTTTACTTTTCAGAACTGTCAGCCTACCTGCATCAACAGTTGGGTGATATAGTGAGTTCGGTGGTACTGGTTCCGGTCAGCCCACAAAAGAGTTTTGGCGATTTATACGAGATTAGATCTGCACCTAATGAAATTTTTGTCAATGCAGCCACTGTGGCCGACATTGTGGTGATTGAAGCACTGACCAGTACCAATCTTAGAACTGCCCCAGGCAGCGGAGTAATTTAATGGCAAAAGTGAGAACAGTAGATTTCTTACCTGAAATATTTCAGACATCTACCAACAAGCAATTTTTAGCTGCTACTCTGGACCAATTGGTTCAAGAACCTCAGTTTAAAAAGACACAAGGTTTTGTTGGTCGTCGTGTTGGGCCCGGGGTCAATTCTGACAATCGTTATGTAGTAGAGCCCACAGCAGCTCGCACAAACTATCAGTTGGAGCCGGGTGTCATCATGTTGAAACCTGACAGTGACACAGTTGAAGACGCTATTACATATCCTGGCATCAGTGATGCATTAGCCACGCAAGGTTCGTTTATCAACAACAGCGATAGACTCTACACCAGCGAATACTATACTTGGAATCCTCAAATTGACTTTGATAAGTTTGTAAACTTTAGTCAATATTACTGGTTGCCCAGCGGCCCAGACAATGTGGATGTTGGTGCCACTGCCGTACCGTTAATGGCCGATTACACAGTTACCCGAGAAAATGGTGTATATACTTTTTCTAATTATTCCACAAATAATCCTGCAATCACCCTGGTGCGCGGCGGCAACTACACATTTAATGTAGCACAAAACCAAAAAGAATCAGTCAACTTCCGTGTTACCAGCAGCGGCATATCGGCATATGTAATTGATTATGTTCCAAACCCTGCATTGACCCTGGTGCGCGGCAACACCTATGTGTTTAATTTAAATCTTGATACAGCATCGCCGTTCTGGATCAAGACTTCACCTACCCAAGGCACTGGCAATCAATACAACACAGGTGTGAGTCGTAACGGTTCACAAACTGGCAACATCACATTTACTGTGCCACAAGATGCGCCAGATAATTTATATTACGCCAGCGAAACGCAGTTTAACATGCAAGGAACATTTACTATTGTAGACGGAACTCCGGGCACTGGTCCTGGATTCTGGATTCAGATGACACCGGGTGTTTCGGGAACGCTGCCATGGGCACCAAACATCAGCAGTAGAGATGTGTTGGGAGTATTCAACAATGGCGAAGACTTGGGAACGGTACAATTCAATGTGCCACTGGCTACTGCACAGAGTTTTTATTACACATTGCCCAGTATTGGGTCAGTTGATTTAATAACTACCTTGACGTTTGAACAAATTAACAATCAATTCTTAGTTGAGTTTTTTGCACAGAATCCCACTGGCATTGATGGTATTACCAACTTAAATGGTCGCACTGTTGCATTCGTCAACAATGCCGATGCTGACCAAGGCGGCTGGGAAATCACTTCGCAATTTGATCCGTTGCCCAATGTGGGCAATGTTCAATCTGGCGCCGGAAGTTTTGACAGCATTTTATTTGCACAAGCAACTCCGCTGACACAAGCACAACGCTACAGCATATGGCAAATTGAGTATATCACTACCACAGGCGGCCAGCAGTACATGCAGTTGAACAGGATCTTGCCTGTTGAGAATTTAGAAAAATTCAATGTGTTGTTTGGAACACAATATTCCAGCACTGAATGGTATAAAAGTGCCGATGGAATATTTGAACAAATTCCGTTGCTGACAGCAATTAAAGATGTGTTGTATTACCAAGACGGAACAGATCCAGAAATATTTGGCCAAATTCGGTTGATCAATCAAGACCAAACCAGTACAATTTTCATTGAAGATATCATTGGTCAGCCGTCGTACACCAGTCCCAATGGTGTGATATTCACCAATGGTCTTAAGGTTCAATTCCGCGGAACTACCTTCCCCGCTGGTTACGAAAATCAAGAATACTATGTTGAAGGAGTGGGTACAGCAATTAAATTGTTGCCTGTTGTTAATTTTGTAACTCCCGAGACATACACACAAAGTGCCAGCATTCCGTTTGACAGTGTTGGGTATGACATTGGCAACTATGATGCCACAGACAACGCTCCGCTGATTCCAGATTATCTCACAATTAATCGTGCAAGCCCGGACATAAATGCGTGGTCGCGATCTAATCGTTGGTTTCATGTTGATGTTATCAACGCCAGTGCTGCATATAACAATACCACAGCAGTTTTAAACAACAACTTTAGAGCCAAGCGCCCGGTGATAGAGTTTATTGCTGGTACCAAGTTATTTGATTTTGGCACAGAAGGCAAGCAACCGGTTAATATTGTTGACTTTAATTCAACCGATGCGTTCAGCAACATCAATGGAACAATTGGCTACAGCACTGATGGATACACATTTATCAATGGCAGTCGTGTTATATTTGCAAACGATTCAAATTTACAAGTTCGAAATAAAATATACGAAGTAACATTCATTGCCCCAGACACAGTTAATCCTTTGATTAACCAACCTATAATAAATTTAGTTCCTGCTGCTGATTCTGTTGTGCTGGTTAATCAGGCAGTGGTTGCCTTAAATGGATTGACACAGCAAGGTCTGAGTTACTACTTTGATGGAGTTGACTGGCTATTGGCACAAGAAAAAACTGCCACCAATCAAGCACCGCTGTTTGATGTGTTTGATTCAGCCGGCGTGAGCTTCAGCAATCAAACAACATATCCTAGTTCTACATTTGTTGGAAGTAAATTATTCAGCTATGCCGTCGGCGATGGTACAGTAGATCCAGTGTTGGAATTTCCTGTGCGTTACTTGAGTCTTGCCAATATTGGTGATATTGTGTTCGATAATAATTTATACACTGACACATTTAATTATGTGACTGGCACCACTGGCGTAGTAGGCGATGTCAGCGATGGGTTTGTGTATCAATACAGTGATCGTGTTTTATACGCTCGTAAAATTGGATGGGATGTTGCAGTAACCCCAAGCCAAATTCGCCAACAATTCCAATTTACCTACAACGGAACACCTTTACAATTGGACATTGTTGTGCCTGTTAATACCACGGTGCCGGCCGTTATGTTGTATGTGGCCAATGAATTTGTGCTGCCTCAGGACTACACAGTTACAATAAATGCAAACACAACCATAATTACTCTTGATAAAATTTATGTACCGGGTTCAGTGATTGAAGTACAAGTGCTGAGCAATCAAATTAGTAACACTGGTTTTTACGAAGTTCCTATCAACCTGGAGAATAATCCTCTCAATGCCAACAGTGATGTGTTTACGTTGGGCACTGTGCGAACACATTACGAAAGCATTGCAGAAAATCTCATCAACTTTGTTGGCAAAATTAACGGATCTAACAACACTAGAGACCTAGGCAACATTGGTCGATACGGCACAACTATACTGCAACAAAGTTCTCCAATGACCCTGGCTGGGTTTTTTATGAGAGAACCAGAATATAATATTTTTAAATCGCTGGAGTTCAACGACAGAGAGTATAACAAATTTAAGAATAGAATGTTGGCAGCATCTATTCAAAGCGAATGGGGCGCATTCACTACCAGTCAAATACTTGATTCAATCATCACGGATCTGAGTTTAGGTAAAACCAATATAAACAGTTTTTTCTACAGTGACATGATACCACACGGTAGTGTATACGCAGAAGTTGTTCACACTGTGACGCCAATTACCACAGGTATATTTGACACAGTGCAGACATACACATTTACATCTGCTAACTTTTTAGGATTGTTGGTTTATCTAAATGGTAATTTGTTAACATTGAACTATGATTACACTGTGGCTACAGATGGACCACGAATTGATGTCAACGTGCCACTGGCGGTGGGCGATCAAGTTACTGTTCGAGAATACGCCACAACCACTGGCAGTTTTGTTCCCAATACTCCTACCAAGCTGGGACTGTATGCAGCGTACAAACCACAAATGTATTTGGATACAAACTATGTCAACCCCACAATGGTTATCCGTGGGCATGACGGCAGCGTCACTGTTGCATTTGGTGATCTGCGCGATGATATATTGCTAGAATTTGAGCGTAGAATTTTTAACAATTTAAAAACTCAAGACAATCCAGTGCCATTGGTAGCAGAAGATGTAATACCTGGATATTTCCGTACAACAGATTACACTGCTGCTGAAATTACAACCATACTTGGCGAAAGTTTCTTGACCTGGTGCGGCCAAAACAAAATTGATTACAAAACTCAACAGTACATCAACACCAATGAGTTCACATACAACTACAGTCAGGCCGGCGACAAACAATTCAACCAGCCATTGTTGGGTGCATGGCGCGGAATTTATAGAGATTTTTATGATACTCTAAGCCCATCTACTACTCCTTGGGAAATGCTGGGATTTAGTCAACAGCCTGTGTGGTGGACCAATCGTTATGGCCCCGTCCCTTACACTGGAGATAACTTGGTATTATGGGATGATATCCAAGCTGGTTATGTGGCTGATCCTGTTGCGCCATATATTATTCCAAAATACAAACGACCAAACTTGTCAACTTTCTTTATTCCTACTGGATCTGAAGGAGCACTACTGTCTCCATTGAACAGTGTAGTTGGAGTGTACGATCCCAATTCTTTCCGTAAGAGCTGGGTTGTCGGCGACGGCGGTCCTGCTGAAGCTTCATGGTGGATGAGCAGCAGTTACCCGTTTGCTGTCATGCGTCTGTTGGCCTTAACACGCCCTGCTGAATTTTTTAGTCTATTTGCTGATCGAGACCTTTACAAATACGATGCTGACCTAGAACAATATCTATACAACGGTCGCTACAGACTGGATGCCAATGGTGTTCAAGTGTACGGCGGCCATGTCAACACTGCCAATGGAACTGTTACTCCTGTCAGCAAAGCCAGCTATATCAACTGGATTGTGGATTACAATCAACAGCTGGGCATCAATTCAACAGATGCGTTAGAACATGCATTGGCCAGCCTTGACGTTCGTTTATGCTGGAGGACTGCTAGTTTTACAGACAAGCAATACCTCAAAGTGTATACTGAACGATCGAGCCCGGACAGTCAAAACTCCAGTCTGCTGTTGCCTGACGAAAGTTACAATTTGTTGTTGTACAAAAATGTGCCATTCAGCTCAATTGCATACAGTGCAGTTATTGTGCAGGCAGTTGCCACTGGGTATGCAGTGCTTGGATACAGCACAGTTGACCCGTACTTTAACATTCTAGCAAGTAGAGCCGCAGGCCAACTACAGACAGTCAGTGCCGGTGGCAGTACTGTGCGTGTACCAAAACAATACAGTACAGATATTGTACAAGTGCCATATGGATTTGTGTTTACAAATCAAAGCTCATTGGTTGACTTCTTGTTGAGTTATGGAAAATACCTAACTGGTCAAGGATTGATTTTTGGCGAAGACCGTGAAAATGGATATCCACTGGACTGGCAACAAATGGCCAGAGAGTTCTTGTATTGGGCAAATCAAGGCTGGGGAGTCAATAGTTTAATCAATCTGAATCCAGCTGCAATTCGGTTGGTCGCAGAACGGCCAGGAGCAGTTGTTGACAATGTGATGATGCAGAATATAGAAAATATAATGCTGGATCAAAATCGTCAACCTTTTGATGCTAGAAATTTAATTATAGAACGATTAGAAAATAGATTCAGTGTGACCAGCGGTTCTACAGGTCAAGCAATTTCATATGCCAATTTACGATATACCAGTTATGAAAATCTTGTAATTTTAGACAATGTTAGTATTTTTGCTGATTTAATTTACAATCCGACCACCGCTGCACGACAAAATCGTGTCAATGTGGTAGCAATAACTACCACTGAGTGGGATGGTACGTTGAATGCACAAGGGTTTGTGTTGAACCAAAACAATGTGCAAGATTGGACTCCAAATCGCAGATATGCCAAGGGCGAAATTGTCAATTATAAAAATACCTATTGGTCTGCTCAAATAATTGTTCAACCCAAGCGAGAATTTGCTCATGCTGACTGGGTCAAGAGTGATTACACCAAAATACAAAAAGGCCTGTTGCCCAACCTTGCCAACAAAGCAGACCAGCTGGCCAACAGTTACAACACACAAACAGCCAACTTAGAGCGTGACAACGATTTATTAAGTTATGGCCTGATTGGATTCCAACCGCGTGAATACATGGTTGCTTTGAATCTTGACGATACCAGTCAAGTTAATTTGTACAAGCAGTTCATTGGTACCAAAGGCACTGTGTTGAGTGCTGAAATATTCACTGGTGCAAATCTTGGCAAAGAAGTTGCCGATTATCAAATCTATGAAAATTGGGCAGTGCTGCGCGGCACATACGGAGCCAATGCCAACCGCAGCTTCTTTGAATTGCAATTGAATGAAACATTGTTGCAAAGTGATCCTGCAACAGTACAAATAATTCAAGTGGGCGAGTCAAGCGTAGCAAATCAAACTGTGTTTTTAAGTGATGTATGGCGAGAAAGCTATAAGTTGCCGTCAACTGATATTCTTCCCACAACAACCACAACTGTTACAGACACAGCATTGCCGTCGGCAGGCTATGTCAACATCAACGACGTTGACATCACAGTGTTTTCTCTAGACGATCCAAGCGCAATTGCCGCGGATCTTGACAACATTGGTAATGGCACAAGAATCTGGGTAGCCAAAACAAACAGTTTTGATTGGAATGTGTATCGCGCTACCCAAACTCCAGGAAGAATCACCCGAGTAAGTGATAATCTCAACGGAACAAGTTTAGTTACATTCACGGCAATACACAATTTAAATCGCGGAGATATATTAATTGTTCGATTCTTTAATGAATCTTTCAATGGCGTTTATCGTGTGTTGACAGCACCAACACCGACCACATTGACAGTTGCCTATGCATTCACAGGCAATCAAATTGTTGCCACTGGTAACGGGTTGGCATTTTATCTTGATACAATGCGTGTTGCACAAGCTAGTGATGTAGGATCATTGTCCTACGCCAATGATCTAGTACCCGGGGCGCTGGCCTGGGTTGACGACAATGGCGCACAATTATGGGAAGTGCTAGAAAAACAAGATGTATTCATTGACAACTATTCGTTAGTGCAGAATTTGCCAATAGAAAACACTGCGTATGGCACAAGTGTTGCACAAGCATATGATAATTTTGCCGCATTGGTAGGCGCTCCTAACTACTACAATGACACAACTAACACTGTAACAGGTGTAATATATCCGTATGTGCGAGGAGCAGATGCCTTGTATGCTGACGATAATTTATTATACTTGACAGCGCCCGACACATTGGGCTTTGGCAATGATATTGCATTTGGCAATCAGACATGGGCAGTAGCAGGCGCTAGCCTCAGCGCCGGTGGTGTTGGATATGCTTCAATTATTAATAGAAATCCGTCCGACAGTAGATTTACACAGCCGCAATTGTTGGTAGCGCCAGACTATATTACTAGTGCCGGAAGTTTTGGCACCAGTGTTGCCATCAGCAACGACGAAAGACTTGTGTACATTGGAGCTCCAGCTGAAAATGCAGTGTACGCTTATGGTCAAGTTGATGTCACTGCCCAGTCAGTAACATACGTCGCAGACGGAATAAATCAACAATATCAATATTCCAGTGCTATCAAAATTGATTATACAAATCCCAATCAATTGGTGGTGGTTGTTAACAACACAGCACAATCAGAAGGAGTAGACTATGTTTTAAGCAATACCGCTGTGCTGTTTGAGAATCCACCTGCTGCTGGGTTGTTGATTGTGATTGCACGCCGTCAATCTGTGCAACTTGACTATCAAGTGTACTATGGAGTAATGCAAGACTCTACATCAGGGCCCGGATCTGAAGCAGTATTTACTGTGGTTCGTGATCGCGGAGACTATACTGTAACGTTGACTGCCCCGGGATTGAATTATATTGTTGGTAATACACTTACTATTGATGCTGCCTTCATTGGTGGCGGCAGTTCGCCTGCAAACGATTTGGTGATTACAATTGTAACAGTTGTGGCCGGCGGCATTCTTACATTTACAGCAGCAGGTTCTGGAATTGATAACACCGACTCGTTTGACTTGTCTGAATATTTGTATACGGCCAATGACATTGATTCGTTCCTACTAGAAGTAAACGGATCTGCACAGCGCCCGTACATTGATTATACATTTGCTGGAACAACTGTTACATTTACCCCTGCTGCCGTGCCGGGCCCTGATGCAGTTATTTTTGCGTCTGCCAGAACATATTTTAAGTATATTGACAAAATTGACGGACCAGCCGGTAGTGTAAATTTTGGTCATAGTGTAGCGTCGGCTACAGATGGCCGCCAGGTAGTGATAGGAGCACCAAACACAGTGGTTGCTTCACTAGAGTCTGGCAGTACATATGTGTATGATCGCAGCGTATTACGATACCAAATTAGCCAAGGAGAAACCAGCACGACAACATTTGCACTGCCTACCGGCTGGCAAGCACCAGTCAGCGTGTTGATTAACAATGCATTCTTGACCAATGCAGAGTTTGTAGTTACCGGTGGGTTTAATGTGGTTGGCAATGATGTTGTGTTGACCAACTCAGTTACACTGGCAGTGGGCGACATAGTTGAAATTGAAAGCAACATATTCAACACAGTACAACAAATAGTAACCACATCTGATTGGGATTCTTTAAATCAAACAGCAGATAATGTACCAATCTACGAAGCACAATTTGGATGGGATGTGGATCTGTGTCCAAACAACTGTAGCATCTACATAGGAGCGCCACAGAACACCAACAATGATTCTGGTTCTGTGCAGCGCAATGTAAATCAGGCCCGTGTGTACGGTATAATTTCTTCACCAATTTCAAATCCTGTGTTGACAGCAGGCGATACCATTCGTGTCAACAACTACCAAATTGCTGTGCCTGCTGCTCCAAACAACACTGTGGCCGGTCTGGCTGCTGCCGTTAACAGCGCCAACAACGGCATTGGTATACCAAATGCCACAGCCACAGTAAGTGATGATTTGTATTTTGTTGCAAATGGGATTATAAAAACATTTGATATTGGTGTAACATATTCTCAATATGACAGCTATACCACAGTAGTGTATCTAGACACAGCATTACAAACAGTAAATGTTGATTACACCTATAACAATACCAAAGGCATTGTTACTTTTATCAACGCACCAGCAGATAAAACTGTAATTCGTGTAGTATCGGGTATACTGACTATTAGCGTCATAAACTCTGCTGCTGCAACATCGGGCGCAAAACTAAATGTGCTGCCGGGACTAACTGGCTCAGCGTTTGCAGATATTGGTTTTGTAAATTACCCTTACACACAAATAATTACAAGTCCAAATCCAAGTCAGTTTGCTCGATTTGGTTCTAGTCTGACCATCGACTCGACTGCATCCACATTGGTGGTAGGTGCGCCAAACGGCAATATGTATAAGCCAGTGACGTTTGACAGCGACACAACTTATTTTGATGATCGTAGTACTATATTTTCAACTACAATTGTACAAAGTGGCGTAGCATATACTTTTGATTATTTGCCAAGTTCAACAGATTCAGTTAATAATCCTGGTAAGTTTGTGTTTGGTCAACAATTATACAATGATACAACCAAAGAACTTGACAGTTACGGAACTGGCCTCAGTTACATCTCAGGCAAACTATTAGTGGGCGCACCCGGCAATGACTTAGAAGACAGCCAGTTTGCCAACTTTGGTCAAGTTGTTGTATTTGATAACCCCAACAGAACGCCGGCTTGGACAGTAAAACATCTGCAGACTCCGGTAGTTGATATTGCACTGTTAAATTCTGTCTACATGTATGACAAGTTGGAGTCTCAAGTGACCAGCTACTTGGATTTCTTTGATCCGCTACAAGGTAAGATTTTAGGTGTTGCTCGAGAAAATATTGATTATATTGGAGCGGTAGATCCAGCAAACTACAACAATGGTCCAATTCGCAATATTGGTAATCCATGGGCCGCCGCAAGAGTTGGACAGATTTGGTGGGATACCAACTCGGTTCGTTTCATAGATCCCAACCAGGACGATATTGTTTATGCAAGCCGTCGTTGGGGGCAGACATTCCCAGGTAGCCGTATTGATATCTATCAGTGGGTTGAGAGTGAAGTGCAACCGGCTAATTATACAGGTCCCGGGACTCCACTGAGTTTCTTGAGCTATACTACTCGTGCCGAGTTAAATTCTGAAAATATTTTTGCTACTCGTTATTATTTCTGGGTGAGAAATATTTCTACAGTCAACACTGTGGCAGGAAAAAAACTCAGTACAACTGCTCTTGCCAACTATATTCAGTTTCCCCGCGCCAGCGGCATTGCATATCTTGCTCCGTTGAATGCAAGCACCGTGGCAATTTACAACGTACTTGATCTAATAAGTGCTCAAGATACAATCTTGCATGTTGAATATGATCGCTTGGTCAATGATGATAATGTTCATCAGGAATATGAATTAATTGCTGCGGATCGTGCTGACAGTTTCCTAAGTGGTAACTTGTATTTGAAATTGCAAGACAGTTTTTCTGGTATTAACATGATGGGCGCTAGTGTGCCAGATGCTGGATTAAGTCCAGCCATGCGGTATGGAGTAGAATTCCGGCCGCGCCAGAGCATGTTTGCAGATCGGTTTGGAGCACTACAAAACTACTTGGGCCGCGCCAATGCAGTGTTGGCACAATATCCTGTTACTGAAACAAAAAGTTTTACATTGCTCAACAGCAGAGAGCCAGAACCAGCAGACAATTCTGGTGCATGGAACAAAAGAGTTGCGAACCTTTTAGAATTAAGTTATCAAAACTTAATTCTTGTACCCATTGGATATCGATATCTAGTGGCATCTGACACGGACAACAGTGGCTTTTGGACCATATACGAAGTTGTGGCCGGTACCACCCCAGGCTCCAAACAGCTGACATTGATCCGTGTTCAAAACTATGATACTCGTAGATATTGGAATCGCATTGATTGGTATCTACCTGGCTATAATAAAACAGTAAATCCAACAACTTCAGTACCAAACTATGCTGGATTGTCAGGAGTGACATTGGCCACTGCACCAGTTGGCGCCAGTGTTGAAGTGACCAATGCCGCTACCACTGGAAAATTTGAAATTTACCAACGCACTGATCTTGGCTGGGACCGCGTGGGATTGGAAGATGGCACAATTGAATTTAGTCGATCATTGTGGGACTATGCCGCTGGCAATTTTGGATTTGATCTAGAAGTGTTTGACGCTCAGTACTTTGATCAAGAACCTGTTATTGAAACTCGCAAAATTATTCAAGCAATCAACGAACAGTTGTTTATTGACGAGCTGTTGATTGAACGGAACCGTGCATTGATATTGACATTTGAATATGTAATGAGTGAATTTGCTACGCCTGACTGGTTGATAAAAACCAGTCTGATTGATGTCAACCATAAGATCCGTAATTTATTACCGTACCAATTTTACAATCAAGATAATCAAGACTTTGTATTAAATTATATACAAGAAGTTAAACCTTACCATACGCAAATTCGAGAGTTTAACCTGTCCTACAATGGTAACGATGCTTACCCTGGACTGATGACTGACTTTGACTTGCCAGCATTCTGGGATTCCGCATTGACTGTGCCACAATTTATCAGTCCAGTGTTATTGCCGTATACTCAGTCAACCGCCAACAGCAACACCAACTTCAATGCGGATACAGCAGCTGATTCTACATTGTGGGCTAAAAACCCCTGGGATGAATGGTATACAAATTACACATTAAACATACAGGCGGTGGTAATTACCAATGGCGGAGTTGGGTATACAACAGCACCATCGATCACAGTGACTGGCGATTGTGTTGAGCAAGCCGAAATGACTGCCATTATTAATGGTGCAGGGCAAGTGTCTGGTGTCACAATTGACAACTATGGCAGCGGATACACAACCACTGCTATTATAACTTTTGTTGGTGGAAACGGAACTGGTGCAACAGCAGCAGTGACAATGGGCAATGATTTGATTCGTCAGATTACCACTAGAATCAAGTACGACAGATATGAATATTCATCTACCATTGTTGAATGGCAAGCTGGTGTAAACTACGATAATGGCACACAGGTTCGTTATTTAAACCGTGTATGGGAAGCGGCAGCCGACGACAGTACAGGCATTCAAAGCAATACGTTTGACCCAGACCAGTGGGTGATTGTCAATCCTGGACTGTTAAGTGGTGTCGACCGTACAATGGGTTTTTATACTCCCACAGCAAACGAGCCCGGGTTGAGTTTACCATTGTTGATTGACGGAGTTGAATATCCCGGTGTACAAATGTTTGGTGTAGGGTACGATCAATATCCTGGCTTTGATATCAACCCATTTGATACTACCCCATTTGACAATTTAACATACGGTCCAGAAGGCAGGCCCACATACGATCAGACCATATTGGATGCCATCTATGCAAGCCCATATAACGATCCTTATTTGGGAACATTGGCCACCAGTATCAACGCTGATGGCGGCGCCTATATTGATACCTATTCAAGTTATGCTCCGGAAGAATTGGTTCCAGGTAGCGAGTTTGACACACTGGATCTTAGAGTGTATACAACGCCGGGCGCTGATTGGGCCCGCGACGGGCATGGGTTCCGTATTGAAGTTAAAAAATACAATGTTGCAGCAATGCCAGAGACATTTGCGTTTGCCGGAGTAGATCCAGTTCCTGCCACATTGCTTGTGGAGAATCAAACTACAGGATTGTTGCTACATCCTGTAACAGATTACACAGTCAATTGGGCTGCTCAGACCGTTACTGTGATCAATAATGTTGTAGCCGGCGATGTTGTAGTAATTTCATTATTTGAAATAGGTGGCGGCAACCAGATACTCAAGCGTCCCTACAACGGCGACGAAGTTGGAAATTCGTTGTTGGTTCCGGTTCAGTATTCATTAATCAACGAGTTTGTTATATTTGTCAACGGCAGTTTGATCAACAACTATACCTATGTACAAGAGGGAACAAATACTAGACTAGTGTTTGCCAACACTTATACATCCGCTGATTACTTGATGATTGCCGCCATTGGCCCAACTACAGTCAACGACACTGAAATAAATTACAGTTGGTCGGTTCCGGTTACTCAGTACACTGTAGGTGTAGCTGATCAATACCTGTATACACTGACCAACAGTATGGAATACACCAATCCAGACAATGTGTACGTCACCATTGATGGCCGACGAGTAAGAACATCTGCAGGCGCACAATACTATGCGGATGGCACTAGTGAATACCTGTTGCCTCAACGTCTGGGATTTGATCAAAGCATAATTGCTGACAACCAAGTTCGTGTTTATGTGGACAATATTCCTCAAATTCTCAACATAGATTTTATTGTTGAACCATATGATCCTAATACTCCAAGAGCAGTGATATTTGATGTTACTCCAACCAATGGTGAGCAAATTTTAATCTGTGTAACCACTGACGCACAAGCTGTGGTCACTGGCAATCAAATACTGTTTAATCAATACGGAGGCTTTGTTCCTACAGATGGTCAAATTATTGCTGTAACAAGCTGGAATGATACTCGTCAACAGGACATATTGACACAGGTATATGTTGGCCCTGGTCCAAGAGTTACCCCAGATGCAACTGAACCATTTGACAGTACAGACTTTGACGTTGGAACAGTAATCGGCGAACCAGGATCATTTGATTACGGGCCACCGCAGCAGGTGTCGTTGAATAATCTATTCTTGGAACATTTGAACGCAGACCCCGATCGGTTATTTGTTACCTTAAATGGTACTTTACTATTCAACAATGTTGACTATACACTTGTGAATGATGAAATTGTGTTGCCCGGCGGGTATATTTTGTCTCCAACTGATGTAGTAATGATCACACAGTTTACTAGCAGCATTGCTCCACTAGCAATGGCATTCCGCATATTCCAAGACATGCGTGGCGTGCAAGCTACCTACCGAATTACCGCAGCAACTACAACATATTTAACACAAGCATTGAGTGCTGTTGCTGATACAATTTATGTGTACAATGCAGCCGCGCTGGATGAACCAAATCTAGCCAACAATATCTGGGGGCTGTTGACCATCAACGGCGAAAGAATTATGTACCGTAATCGTGATCTTACTACTAATACAATCAGTGGATTACGACGCGGCACAGCCGGAACTGGTGCAGCTGATCATGCTATCAACGCAGATGTTTACAACATTGGCCGTGGCAATTTATTACAACCAGAATATCAAAATTATATTGTTTCTAATATAACTTACCCATTGTTGTCGGGAGTAAACATTGGTGATGGAGTTACCACATCATTTGTTGCTGCACTGATAGATGTGTCAGGTGCTGACAGCACTGTGGACAATGAAGCAGTTGAAGTTTATATAGGCGGAACATTGCAATCGGGCGGATACACAATTACCAATGAAAACCCTGTCACTGTGTTGTTTGATACAGCACCAGCAGATGGATCAGAAGTTACAATATTAGTACGACGCGGAGTAACATGGTATGCGCCCGGTATTGATACCCCAAGCGATGGTGTGGCATTGCAAGATACCAACACTGTGGCCGCAAGGTTTTTACGGGGCGAATAAGCAAGGTAAATAAAGTATGACTCAAAATGCAATACCTCAACAGCCCGCAGCACCGGCCAAGAAACCTCAAGAAACAGGGACTATTTCTGTTGAAGGTCATATTCGTATTTTTGATCCAAAAACTAAGGAAGTTATAGTGGAGAAGCGAGCATGATAATTCAGCCAGGTTTAGCTAAAATTGAAGGATTTATTAAAATTCATGATCCTGCCACTGGCGAAGTATTGGTGGACAAAAAGAACGCAATTCATTATGAAAATATATCCTATGCAATGGCTCAAACTCTAAGCAACAGAACATCTGCGCAGGGCGGAGGTTGGATATATTTAATGGCGTTTGGTAACGGCGGGTCCAGCGTGGATCCCACTGGTATTATTACCTATTTACCCCCAAACACAGTTGGTCAAAATGCCAATCTATATAACGAAACTTATGCCAAAGTAGTAGATGATAATTCTGCTGCCAATACAGACACTGCCAACAACAAAATGACAGTTTTGCATACATCTGGTAAAGTTTACACAGATATTTTAGTGACATGTTTGTTGGATTATGGCGAGCCTCCTGGTCAACAAGCATTTGACAACAGCACAAATTTCAATGGGGAATATGTGTTTGACGAACTAGGGCTTAAAACATGGAACGGCAGTGCTACAGATCTGCGATTGATTACCCATGTGATATTTCACCCGGTACAAAAAAGTTTGAACAGACAGATACAGATTGATTATACAATTCGTATTCAGACGCTAACCAATCTTAGTGCAGCATAAATACATTTAACGGAGCAAGCTACAAATGTCATATACAATTAACTTAACAAATGGTACAATATTTGCTACTATTGCAGATGGTACAATCAACACAGCCAGTTCAATGGTTCTGGTTGGTAAAAATTACGCGGGTTACGGCGAATTTTTAGATGAAAACTTTATCCACTTGTTGGAAAATGGATCCAATACCACTGCACCAGGCGCACCACTAACCGGACAGCTTTGGTGGGACAGTACCAACAGTTTGATGAAAGTCTATAACGGATCAACCTTTAAGACAATTTCTTCTGCCACAGCGCAATCCACTGCTCCAACCAACAATGTAACAGGCGATCTATGGTATGACACAGTCAACGCTCAGCTTAAAGTTTGGACAGGCGTTGCATTTTTGTTGGTTGGCCCAGCGTTTACATCGGGACAAGGCACAACAGGCGCCATCGCCGACACCATCACAGACAATGTATCTGTAAGTCATGTTGTAATTAAATTGTATGTTGAAGATGATGTGGTTGGCATTGTCAGCAAAGACGCTGCGTTTACTCCGCAAGCAGCCATCAGTGGATTCACCACAGTGCGTCCTGGCATTACACTGAGCACATTGATAGGCACACAAGTTCCATTGTTCCAAGGAACTGCATCAGTTGCTCAAACACTTGAAGGATACGACCCAACTGATTTCTTACTGAAGAATGTGGCAGAAACCACAACCGGCACATTTGCTGTGTTGAACAATACTGGATTATCAGTTGGTGCCAATCAGGATTTCCGTGTTGGCGTGACCGGTACAGCAGCAACAATTTACAATCAAACCAGCAATGGCAACATAACATTCAATGTGAACAAAGCAGGTGTACCAACCACAGTCATGACAATCAATGGCGCTACCGGCGGCATCAGTGGTACAAATATCAGTGCTCAGTATGCTGACGTTGCAGAGCGATTTGAAGCAGATGCTGTACTTGAAGCAGGTACTGTGGTTGAACTCGGCGGCACTAATGAAATTACCATAGTCACTGACGAACTAAGCGAAAATGTGTTTGGTGTCATAAGTACTCGAGCAGCTTATTTAATGAATAGTCTTGCTGGATCTGACACAACTCACCCTGCTGTCGCAATGACAGGCCGTGTCCCAGTTAACACTGTTGGATTGGTACGCAAAGGCGACAGACTCGTATCAGCCGGCAACGGCGTTGCAAGAGCAGCACAGGTAGGCGAAGCCACAGCATTTAATGTTATCGGGCGTTCGTTGAATGATAAATTAACAACAGAGCTCGGCACGGTCGAAGCAATTGTTAAAATTAATTAATTAAATGAAACAGGTTAATATCACCCAGCAACCAAAAGTTGCGTTGAAATTGATCAACTAATACAAAGGGAAACACAATGACTTATTCAGTAGGAAATACCATAGTAGCAACAGACTACAATGGGTTTGTTAGTACTAACGCCGCAAATGTAAATGGAATCTGGTCAACCGGCGCCACATCATTTGGCTACGGAGAAACAGCATTGACTACAGTGTCTGCTGCTGCAACCATCACAGCCACACAATGGAGTACGCTGAACAGTAAAATTAGTTCAATGGCCAGCCATCAAGGTACAACCATCACCAGCAGAGCCAATCCCACTGCTGGCACCACCATTGCAATTTTAGCAAATTTAGGCACAGACGTCACCAACCTTACCACCAACCGTGGTAACGCAGTGGCCAGCGGTGCTCAAACTGTTGCATTTACTGGCACATCAAGCAAAACAACCAGCACTGGCAGCGGCGATGCTGCGTGGTCGATTACATTTACTCACACCATAACCTGGGCCAGTGCTGATGCTGCAAGATATTTTTTCAACGCTGGTGGCCGCATCAAATGGGAATGCAACAAATCCTCAACTGGACAAGACGGCGATGCAGAGTGGAACGATTTGGCCAGCACTTTGGTCGGCGACATTTACATCACTGGCGGAACGGACACACAAACTATTGCAGCCGTTCCATACACTGGTACAACCAAAGTGGGCGGAACTGGCACACCGGGCACATTGGCAACCACGGTGGGGTGGTATGATTTTACAACCAGCGATCAACTTATCTATCGTCAATACGCTGATACTGTACCGTACACTGGTCAGAGCATTGCCATCAACGCCAAAACAGCAGGCAGCGGCACACAGTTGGTATTGACTACACTATGGGATGATCCGGGCGGCGATGCAGCCCCGGGCGGTACTAACATTATCTCGGGTGGTACTGCTACCAGTTCACCATTCAGTTCATTTGGTACTGCACCTGCCACAATAGTTACACTATTTTTACCGAGTGCCACTTACCTGACCAGTGCAGCGTGGGGCACACCAAGTATTGCTGCTACAGTTGCTTAATTGAACTGCAACAGTTTTTTACCAAAAGGGCCTTCGGGCCCTTTACTTTTGTCTGTGTATGCTGTATAATAATCTACATGAATACTGAACAATTAATTGAAACTGGCCGTGCTCGGTTTGAGCATACAGCAGCACGCCGTCTGCTCAAAGAAAAATATCAAGCCAAGATGTTGTTTGCCTACAATGGCGGCATGTGGTGTGCTGGCCCTGAACTGTTGACACTGTTGCAAGCAATCCCGGTAGAAGATGCAGTGATAATTTTGGACCTGTATGAAACACCAGTTCAGGTCAACCCAACAGAGCTACAGTATCTAGCATTAGAACGCTGGCAAGAACAAATGACAGCATGGCTGGCGGAATACGAAGAAATTAGCAAAAAACGATGACCACTGGTGCATTGATATTTGCGTTCAATAACGAACATACAGACTATGTTGCCATGGCCAATTGGTCAGCCCGCAACATACATCGACATTTGAATATTCCCGTTTGTCTAGTCACTGATCAGGAGCCAGTTCAACCGCATTCATTTGATAAAGTAGTAATTGCCACCGCAGTCAACGCAGGAACAAGATATTTTTTAGATTACAATTCAACTGTGACTTGGCACAACACCAATCGTATGGATGCCTACCGGCTGAGTCCGTGGGATCAAACATTGGTGTTGGATGCTGATTATGTTGTGGCCAGTGATCAACTCACCACAGTATTACAAAGCCGTCAAGAATTTTTATGCTATAGATGGGCCTCTGATGCAACAGGTGTTAGAACATTTGATGATTTAAATTACTTTGGCAGTCATCGTATGCCCATGTGGTGGGCCACTGTTATGATGTTTACACGCAGTAGGTCGGTTGAATTGTTGTTTGATTCAATGCAGATGATTCGGGACAATTGGACACACTATAGAAACTTGTATAAAAATAACACAAGCACCTACAGAAACGACCACGCACTGAGCATTGCGTTAAATACTCTAAGCGGGCACACATTACAGGTCAACTCAATCCCAGGTTCACTGGTCAGCGTCATTCCAGAACACCAATTGACACAATTGTCACCAGACACATACAGAATAGATTTTACAACCGCTGACAAAAAAGCACGATGGGTTACTATTGGTCAAGATTTTCATGCCATGGGCAAACAACAACTAGGAGCAATAGTTGAAAATCCTTGCTGAGCGTGGATACTTGATTCCGGCTGTTAATACAGACACTGTCAGCTATACTGACTGTGCAGAACAGTTGTCTATGAGTATAAAAAGCTGGCACCCGGATGCTAGTGTCTCTATCATGACCAATGATCGTTGCGATTGGTCGGTGTTTGACCACGTGATTGAATTACCTTACGGCGACCAGGGCGGCTATGCCAACGACTGGCAAGTGTTTGCTGCAAGTCCGTACAGACAGACAATCAAACTGGAAGCAGATATGATTACAGCCAGTCCGGTAGATCACCTGTGGAACATGTTTGAACATCGTGATGTTGTGGTCAGTCAAGGTTGTAGAGACTTTTATGATCAACCCAGCACATATCGATTCTATCGAAAATTGTTTGATGTGAATAATTTACCTGATGTTTATAATGCCATTACCTATTGGCGGGTGAGTAAAACAGCACAGGACTTTTTTCAATTGGTCAGGAGTATTTTTGAAAACTGGGAGAACTTTAAAACACTGTTGAAGTTTCCCGAAGAAGTTCCGTCAACTGATGTTGTGTATGCAATGGCAGCAGAGATCATGGGTAGAGAACAAGTGACCCTGCCACTGGGTTATGGACCCACTATGGTTCATATGAAACCGGGTATTGTTGCCACTCACACCCGAGACTGGACCAAAGAACTGGTTTGGGAAAATACCAATCCGGGTGTGCGTATAAACACCGTAGCACAGTGGGGATTTGTGCATTATCATATAAAAGATTGGAGACTGACATGAGTACCGAACAAGACAAAATCAAACACAGCAAACGCCTACTCAAAGATGAAAACGCTGTAAAAAAACAGACCAAAATTGCAAAATCCAAAGGTTCTGACGTTAGCCAACCACACAAGTTTGCAAAACAGCATGCCATGGATTGCGGCAATCCCAAATGTATGTTATGCTCCTACGTCAAAGTACTTGGCATTGACCCTGTGCAAGTACAACGATTTGATCAGGATGTTGACACTGTTAACCATAAACACAGCAATGGATTGACGCCTGACCGTGAATGAAACTACTGAGAATTTCTGGAAAGCCTGGGCAGAACCTGTGTCAGAGCCTGCACCTGTGTTTTTCAGACTGTACTACGACGAGCATGGCCTACCATTATCTTACAGCATGGAACACTTGCCAGGTAATTACATAGACATAGATGCTGAAACATACCAACTGAGTTCACATCGTGTACGGGTCATTGAAGGAAAACTTGTACACATAGTGCCAAAGAAAACAGTTACCAAATTAATGCCTGGCCCAATGGGCACGCCTTGCTTGCCCGGCAACATCAGCATTGTTGTTGACCCGCAACAACCACATACAAAATGGAGTTTAAAATCACATGAATCGGATTGACGTTGCAGACCTTGACTGCATTTACCTAACTTATGACGAACCACAAAAAGAAGAATTCTGGGTAAAGATTCGCAACATGGTTCCCTGGGCCAAGCGAGTAGACGGAGTACGGGGATCGGATGCAGCACACAAAGCTGCTGCTGCGGCCAGTGACACTGAACGCTTTGTGTTGATCGACGGTGACAACATGCCAGATCCCGAGTTCTTTAATTTAACACTGGAGTTGCCCGACACCCAATGGGAATCCGCAGTGTTTCGCTGGCGTGCTCGTAATCACGTAAACGGATTGATGTACGGTAATGGTGGGCTGAGTTCGTGGACTAGAAAGTTTGTCAATGACATGCGAACACACGAAGCCACCGACGGTCGTGCAGCAACCGAAGTGGAGTTTTGCTTTGATCCCTTGTACTGGGCCATGCATGATTGCTATTCAACTACCTATCCCAATGGCAGTGCTTTTCACGCATGGCGAGCCGGTTTCCGCGAAGGTGTCAAGATGTGTTTGAACACAGGTAAGAAACCCACTGTGGCCGAGTTTCGGGATCGTGTGCATCAACGCAATCTTGACAACTTGACTGTATGGCACAATGTAGGCCGTGATGCTGAACATGGCATTTGGAGTATGGCAGGATCACGCATGGGTTCTTACATGACCATGCTGACCAACTGGGACTATCGCACAGTACAAGACTTTGCTGCATTAGAAGAATTATGGGCCACAGTTAAAGACACTGATCCAGAAACAGTGTTGAGCCGAGTGGCCGGCGAATTGACCACGCAGCTGGACTTGCCAATGGTCTGGATTGACGAGTCTGCTAGCAAGTTTTTTAAACATCACTATCGCAGCAACTGGCACAATCGAGGAGTTACTGTGAGAGAAATTGATGTAATCAGGAGTCAAGAAGGGTGGTAATGAATGCCTTGATAGGGCACACTGGTTTGATTGGCTCTGTGCTGGCCGCAGGTGTTGATGTTGATCTTTGTTACAATTCCTCAAACATAGAGCAGATTGAGCATGGCAAGTTTGACACTGTGTACTGTGCGGCTCCGTCAGGCAATAGACGGTTGGCCGATCAAGATCCAACTTGGGATACTGAAAACATTCATCGTCTTGCTTGCAGTTTGCGCACAATCACTGCCAATAGATTTGTGCTGATCAGCAGTGTAGATGCTGTGTATGCTCCTGAGTCTGTGTATGGTAGCAACAGACTGGCTCTGGAACATTTTGCACAAACGCAATTTGAACTGTGTCATGTAATTAGACTGTGTACCTTGATTCACACCCGAATCAGCAAGAATTTGCTGTTTGACATTAGGCATCAACAATATCTAGACCGTGTTAACAGCGCCATGGTTAGACAGTACTACCCGCTGTCAAGACTGTGCAGAGATATTGACACAGTGATTCGGCATGACATCAAGGAAATCAACTTAGTAAGCGAGCCAGTAACCGACTCTGAGATAATGCAACAATTCTGCCCCGATACTGTGTTAACTACAACGCCAGTTCCACCTTATGACCTACGCAGCCAAGCACCCTTTGGGCAATATGTACTGTCAAAATCTGACGTATTTGAACATGTAACAGAGTACATAAATGATTAAGTTTGCCAATAGCGACAGCACAATTTGGAATCGCGATCAGCTGATCATTGAGCTGGCACATGCCATGTCCGAGAATCAGCCACGTATTGATATTGGTACCCGGGGCGAGGGTCCTTGTGCTCGCAGTTTGGGCCTGTATGACTTGTTAGATAAGCTATGCAATCGTTTCAATTACAGTGCCAACTGTATCTATATCACAACCTGCAACTTGGTCGAAGCACATAACTGCTACAACATTGTAATAGATCCACAAGTGTTGTACCTCAAGGCCGCACAGGGTTACACACCACCTGCCAGCATCAAGCAAATTAACAAACACTTTGGGCACTTTATTGGGCATGGTAATCAACCCCGATTGTATCTTGGCAGTTACTTGTACGCACATCACGGTGAACAAACTGTGCAGACTTATCATACTCAAGTTACTGAAGAATATCACAGACCCTTTATTGGCGTAGAAGACATGATGTTCAATGGCCACGCCTGGGCAGAAGTTCAAGACGCTGTTGAATTACTGCAACATGCACCATTAACAATTGACTCAATTGATCAATACCCCATTCTTAATCCTGCCACACTGAACATTACCAAAGTATATCCTAACTTCTTTGTGGAAATTGTAAATCTGACTTACTGGTCAGGAGATACATTTTACATAGATGAAAAGATCTGGCGCCCCATTTTGATGCGTACACCATTTGTTGTGCATGGGCCACAGAACTTTTTACCCAGACTGCGTGCTCTGGGTTTCCGTACGTTTGATGCCTGGTGGGACGAAGGCTACAGTGAAGACCCACCAGATTATCAATTGAAAGAAATTGTAGATATCATAAAACAACTGGCCAAAAAAAGCATCAACGGACTCAACGCCATGTACGCAGACATGCAGCCAGTACTGGAACACAACTATCAGTTGTTGAAGCGTATTCAAAAACAAGATTTACATGTCTAAGCTACACATACACTACGCTGAGTTTTATATTATTAATGTTTGCAATCTAGCATGCTCAGGTTGCAATCGTTTCAATAACTACAACTTTACAGGCTATCAACGCTGGAGCGACTATGCCAATGTATATCAACACTGGGCCGAACAAATGGACATTGACAGTATTGGTATTCTAGGCGGTGAGCCCTTGCTTAATCCTACATTTTTAGAATGGGTACAGGGTATAAATCAGTTATGGCCCAACAAGAAACTAAGAATTATCAGCAATGGCTTTAGACTAGATCGACATGCTGACCTTTATCCTGTGCTAGAGCAACATCGCAATATTGAACTGTGGGTTGGCATACACAACAAACAGCACAAATCAGAAATCATACAAAAGGTCAAAGACTTTTCCCAGGCACCGCACACAGTGAGTTTCAACACAGACAATCCTTATCAACAGTACATGACCGTTACTGATGCTCGCGGTGTGTGCATCAAAATAGAATACAACTGGTGGTTTCATCAGGGTGCTATTGTCAAACAAGATAATACACTAACGCTACATCAAAGTGATGTTGTCAAGGCACATGACATTTGTCACATGAAAACCTGCCATCATTTCATACGCGGCGAACTGTACAAGTGTGGTGTTGCGGCTGTGTTGCCTGAATTTGATCAACAGCACCCACTTATACTCAGCACTGAAGACCGTGAACTCATGCTGAGCTATCGTCCCTTAAAGATCACTGACAGTGACACAGTCAAACAGCAGTTTGTGAACAGTCTAGACCAGCCCATTGATCAATGTCGTTTTTGCCCAGAAGTATATCATGGTAACCAAATATCAGCACAACTTAAAAAAGATTTAAAATGACTTATGTGTTTGCCGGAGACAGTTGGGCTTTAAAAGGTTTTACCAATGACAATTATGATAAAGGTAATACCCACCCTGTAAGTGGAGATATAAGACTAGCGGACCACTGGCCTTGGAAGTACCAGCATTGCCTGACCCCGGGTCAGGGCAACTTAGCTTGTTTAGACAAGCTGGTAGCAATGAATATTCCTACCGACGTACCAATCATTTGGGTATACACAGAGCCTGGTCGTGATTACGGTCGTATAAAGAATCAATCTCCACATGACTGGATTGAAAAAGAAGATATATTTGATATACGCACTGCATTGAATCATGTTATAATGCAAGAGATAAAAGATTGCTTAGATAACCCCATTGCCTTCATCGGCGGGCTTAGTGATGTGGATCCGTTATTAGCACAGGCATTTGGATTTGATGTACTAAATCCAAGTTGGCAAAAGTGGATTGCAGAAAAATTAAACTCACGATGGTTCCAATTTGGCTGGGGTGCTAGTGATGTTGGATGGAGAATGCATAGTAATAAAGTAGTACCAAGTCGAGCTGCAACTTTTGCTTGGGGCGAGCAAATTAAAGAGTGGTGTTGGTGGGAGGAAAATGGATATTTTTGTCATGAACATCCAACGCCATTGGCCAACAAAGAATTTGCAGAATATCTACAACCAGTGGTAGAGGAATGGATCAATGAACAAAGGCGATGAAGTTGCAACAGACTTTAAATCAAAGTTTCTAGACAATGCAGAATTTATGAAGGAAAACTTGGGGTCAGCACTATGTTTGGCCAAGTGGAAACAGGTTAGCCTACACTTGACCACTGGCCTTAACAACAGTTGTTACCACCCACCCTTGCATCGTATACCTATAGATGCAATAGGTCGTAATCCTAGTGCATTGCACAACACTGATTATAAAAAACAACAGCGTAAACAGATGCTCAATGGTGAACGCCCTGCAGAATGCAGCTATTGCTGGACAATGGAAGACAATGGTAAACTGAGTGATCGCCATTATCGATCTGGCGAGTCCTGGGCTGCCAAAGACTTTGGCACTATTGTCAATGCAGAATGGGACGCTGACATTACTCCTAGCTATGTAGAAGTAAATTTCAACAATGCTTGTAATCTTGCTTGTAGTTATTGTAGTCCACAGTTCAGCAGCACATGGCAACAAGAAACTGATCGCCATGGTGCTTACCCTACATCTACTCCACACAATGCACCGGAACATTTTGCCGGCGATCGCAAACCTATTCCGGTCCGGGAACATAATCCCTATGTAGAAGCGTTTTGGCAGTGGTGGCCCACCCTGTATCCAGAGTTGGAGCACTTTAGAATGACCGGTGGCGAACCATTATTGGATAAGAATACCTATCGTGTGTTTGACTATGTGCTGGCCAATCCCAAACCCGACCTGCACCTGAATGTGACCAGCAACTTCAGTGTGGATGAAAAAAGCTGGCAACGGTATTTGGCGTACACCAAACAACTGTGTCAAGAAGGGGTAGTTGAACATTTTATGCAATACATCAGCCTAGATGGATGGGGTCGTCAGGCAGAGTACATGCGACATGGCATGGACTTTGACTTGGTATGGAGCAGAGTAAATCAATTCTTAACCGAAGTTCCTTACCGAAACAGTGTAACTTTCATTGTCACAATGAACAATCTGTGTATGACCAGTTTACCCCAACTGTTAGATGGCATACTGGAACTTAGAAAAAAGTACAGCAACACATATCAGCGTGTGTGGTTTGATACCCCGGTGTTGCGACAACCTGCTTGGCAAAGTTTACAATTGTTGCCAAGCAGCTATGTAGCACAGTTGGAAAAACTAAAAACATCAATGCAACACAATATTGAAACTGAAGCAACCAGATTTCACGGTTTTAAAGATTATGAAATAGCTCGCCTTGACCGTGACATAGCATGGATGCGTGACGGACAAAAATTAGACCCTGCGTACTTGCAACGGAACAAAGCTGACTTCTATCGGTTCTTTAGCGAAGCGGACCGAAGACATGGGACAGAATTTGCACAGGTGTTTCCAGAAATGAGTGCCTGGTGGAAGGAATGTGAGTATCATGCTAGGCAATCGTAAATTAGTAATAGACACAGGATGTGGAATACACGACGAACTCGCAGGGTATGTCGATGATACGTTTTCTAATTTTCAAGAGCACACGCTGATTCCCAATGCTATATATTTGATAAGTTACGCCGAGACTGAGAAAAATTTTAAAAAAATTGCAAAGTTGGCAACCTCTAACATTATAAAAGTTATTTTTGCTGAACCGTCTGAAGGGTCGAGTACTGCAATACATCGTTGTAATCGGCAAAGGTTTCGTACTAAAGCGCCCAATGGAAATGGCCACATTGAACTACTTGAGTTAATCAAACAAGGAAAAATATTATTATTAACCGGTGGCGATGTTTCGCCACAATATCCGCATTTGGTGTATGAAAATTTTCTCCCAAAGATACTGGACTATGACGAAAATATTGACGCCATACAAATTTATAATAACACCTATTCAACCAACCGACCATATAAATTTTTATTTTTAAACGGAAAAGGAAGACCTCATAGAAAATTTATGATCGAACAATTGGCCGACGTACTTGATACAGCACTGTGGAGTAATTTAGATCCTACCAATGGCCCAGTGAAATTACTTGATCAGCAATACGAACTTGACCGTTTTAATGTAGACGTGTGTCGGACTGATACAAATGTAAAAGAATACTTGTTTGGGTCCGGTATATGGGGAGAGGTGTATCTAGTCCCGTCGCAGTATAGCAATACCTATTTTAGCCTGATAACCGAAACTGTTCAGCAATATAACTTCAGTTTCAGAACAGAAAAAACATGGAAACCTATTGCAATCGGGCATCCATGGATTGCAGTTGCCAATCAGGGATATTATAGAGATATCCGTAATTTGGGATTTCAAACATTTGGACATGTCATTGACGAAAGTTTTGATGAAATAGCAAACAATCAAGATAGGATGATGCAAGTAAGTCGTGTTGTTAAAGATTTATGTCAACAAGACCTTGCAAGTTTTTTAAAAGAATGCTATAATGTATGTAAATACAATCAACAACATATTGCAGAGATGAGAACTCGAGTTCGATCCGAGTTTCCAGAACGCTTCCGACAGTTTATAAACAAACATATCAATGAATGATTTAGATTTCAAGCACCAGCTGCTGGATACCAAAAGTGCCAGCTTCTGTGCAGCCAAATGGTACAATGCCACCATATGGCTAGGTTCTGGACAAACAACCAGTTGTCATCATCCACCGGCACACGCCATTGATCTTGAAGAACTAAAAGTTAATCCTTCTGCATTACATAACACAGCAAAAAAGAAAGATGATCGCAAGAAGATGTTGGCAGGTGATCGTCCTGCAGGTTGCGAATACTGTTGGAAGATCGAAGACATGGCCACTGATGCTGTCAGTGACCGTGTATATAAAAGTAAAATTTACCCTATAAAGGCACTCGATGAAGCTTACCAAACTCCTTACCATGAAGACGTCAATCTTCGCACACTTGAAATTGCGTTCGACCGCACTTGCCAATTTGCTTGTAGCTATTGTAACCCTGCTTTCAGTAGTACATGGGTTAATGACATTAAAAAGCACGGAGGATATGCCAATCTGGTGTCTGATGGGCGCAATCACTTTACTCACACTCACGATAGTGCTCAACTATACCGCTTTGGTGAGACTAATCCGTATGTGGAAGCCTTTTTCAAGTGGTGGGAAACAGATCTTCACCGTACACTCCAAGAACTTAGAATAACCGGCGGCGAGCCGCTGATGAGTGGCGAAACCTGGAAACTGATTGATTGGTTCAAAACAAATCAAGGCCGTAGTCAGACTCGTCTGGCAATTAATTCAAACCTGGGCATGGACCGTGACAAGCTGCACGAATTCGTTGAACGAGTTAGGGATATTCCGCATCTTGAAATTTATACCAGTTGTGAAGCAACAGGCTCTGCTGCTGAATACATAAGAGACGGCCTGGACTACGACCTATGGATGCACAATGTTCAAGAGTTGTTGGAGCACGATCATATTCGTGCTGTACATGTGATGTGTACAATCAATGCATTGTGTTTAGAAACATTACCCGAGTTCCTGGCACAATTGGTAAAATTAAAAACCTTGTACGGAACACAACGAATTAATTTTACGCTAAATATATTACGCTTTCCAAGTTTTCAATCCCCGTTGGTATTATCTCCTGCATTGCTGTCCTCCGCTCGCACTCAGTTGATGATGTGGGAAGAGTCTGCCAGTAATAGATCAATATGTCAAGAGTTTGAACTGAATCATGTTCGCAGACTGATTGATTATTTGAAAATTGTTAAAACTCCGCACAGTGACACATTTGACATGCCTAAGTTGCACAACGACTTTCGCCGGTTCTTTGATCAATATGATGTGCGCAGGAACAAAAACTTCAGCAACACATTTCCTAAATTAGAATCATGGTACAATGACTTACAAATACAACAGTAGTGATTTAGTAAAACCCATTGAGTTAACCAAACGAGAAGAATTCTTATTAAAAGATTCCAAGACGTTTTGTATATACCCATGGATACACATACACACATATCCAACCGGCGAAGCATATCCCTGTTGTCATGCTGAAATGAAGATTGGACAAATTGGTAATTGTAAAATCAATACACTGGCTGAGATATGGAACAGTCCCGAACAGATGAAACTTCGCACAGATATGCTGACCGAAACAGCCAATCCTGCATGCGGCCGCTGCTACGAACAAGAACAGTCAGGATTCTTTAGTGGTCGTAAAAGTGCCAACAAGCATCATGGCCATCATATTGACCGAGTCAATGCCACAGATCAAACAGGCCACACTGAACAGTTTGAAATGACCTATTGGGATCTACGCTTTAGCAATTTATGTAATCTAAGTTGCCGCAGTTGCGGACATATCTTCAGCAGTAGTTGGTACAAGGATCAAACTGTACTAGCAGGCCCGGCCTGGGCAAGTCAAAACAAACCATTAAACTATGCAGGCCGTTTTGCCACTGACATGTGGGAACAGTTGATTGAACACATTGATCATGTAGAGCAAATTTACTTTGCCGGTGGTGAACCCCTGATGATGGAAGAACACTACTTGATTTTAGAAGAACTAGAACGACGCGGCCGGTTTGATGTTAGATTGATATACAACACCAACTTCACGCAAACACGCCTCAAAGACCGCACAGTGTTTGATTACTGGAGAAAATTTGATAGTGTTGCAGTTGGCGCAAGTTTAGATGCAGCAGGCCCACGCGGCGAGTATATTAGAAAAGGCACCGACTGGACGGTCGTAGAAGAAAATCGTCGGCAAATGATGAAAATATGTCCTGATGTGGACTTTTATATCAGTCCTACACTAAGCATTCTAAACGCAATGCATCTGCCAGACTTCCATCGAGACTGGGTAGAAAAAGGTCTAATACGGCCGTCGGATTTAAATGTAAATATATTGCAAGACCCACCACACTATAGAATAGACATAGCGCCTGCTGAGTACAAAGGATTGTTGATGGCTAGGTATCGCGAACATATTGAATGGCTTCGCGGTCAAGATCCTTTGCAGCGAGCCACAGTGGGTTTTGAAAGTGCCATCACTTTTATGACGGCCACAGATAACACACCGTTGATAGGTAACTTCTGGCGTAAAACACACGAGTTGGACGCTATTAGAAAAGAAAATATACTGGATATTATTCCTGAACTGAAAGCACTCCAATGAACATACCACATGATACTTTTTGTGTACTACCTTGGATCAGCTTAGAAGCAAGTCCGGTAGGAACAGTCCGGCCTTGTTGTTTGGCAATGGACGAAATTGCAGACAACAACGGCAACAAATATAAGTTGTCCAACACCAGCCTGGTAGAAATACAAAACAGTACAGCAATGAAAACGCTGCGTGAAGATTTCCTTGCTGGTAAAAAACCACAAAACTGCCGGCGTTGTTGGAACGAAGAACGTGCCGGACGTACAAGTAAACGTATGCATACACTGGAAAGACTCAAGCACATGATTGACAGCAATGTATCTTGGACCACGGATGCAATGCCACTGATGTTTCTTGATCTAAAATTAGGAAACATTTGCAATTTGAAATGTCGTATATGCGGATCTTGGAGTAGTAGTCAGTTTGCAGCAGAAGAAATCAAATTTAATCGTCATGAAGAAACCCGCAGCAGTTTCGCTTATCAGATGTTGAAAGACGGCGCATGGCCCAGGGAAAGTGCTGAATTTTGGGCAGACTTGGATCGACATCTGGACAACATTCGTTACATTGAGTTCACTGGTGGTGAACCATTCATGATCAAAGAACATTTTCAACTGCTGCAAAAATTAGTAGATACAGGTCGCGCTGCACAAGTTGAAATACACTACAACACCAATGGCACACAGTACCCCGAAGAAGGTGAAGCAATTTGGAAACATTTCAAACATGTGGAAATTGCACTGAGCATTGACGATGTTGAACACCGATTTGAATATCAGCGCAGCAATGCAGTCTGGGCCGATGTGGTCGAAAATACAGAACGCTTTAGACAACTACGCAGTCGCAACAACAACATTACATTGCAGGCTTGTTGCACCATTAATGTGTTCAATGTGTATTATCTTGAAACAGTTGCCGACTGGCTAATACAACAAAAGTTTGATTTTATATATTGGAATATGATGCATGATGCCTATTACTTCAGCATCAGTACACTGCCCGAAAGAGCCAAAACAGTAATTACAAAACAATTGACCTTGGCTGATGTTCCGGCCAAAATACTGTCAGAATTTGTCAGCGCCGCAGAATTTATGAATCGTGGCAACAGTTTAGATGGACAATTGTTACGAATGAACATACAGGACCTTGACCGTAAACGACAACAAAATCTAGCAGATGTAGAACCCGAGTTTGCAGCATTAATTGATTATGTCAAAGCCTGAAACACTATGTATGGCGCCGTGGACTCACACTTATTTAAGTCCGCAAACTGAACGCAGAATGTGCTGTGCCAGCCGAGAGCCCGCACAAAGTTTTACACAGTACATTGATACCCAAGCTGGCACAGGCCGATACACTCCCATTACACTGGATCAACACTGGAACAGTGAGCATATGAAGAGTGTGCGCCGTCGTATGATGGCCGGAGAAACACTGCCAGAATGTGATGTATGCAACAACAAACTGCTGAATACCAATGTTTACCGTAGCTATTTCTGGAGTATGTTCAAACATAAGTACTCTAGCATTTGGGAAACTACCAATGACGACGGCAGCACCAGCATGTTGCCAGTCAGTTGGGACTACAGATTCAGTAACTTATGCAATTTCAAATGCCGCATGTGCGGTGACATGTTGAGCAGTGCATGGGAAAGCGAACAGCGCCAGCACAACATGATTGATTGGTCCAACTCAAAGAACAATTGGATGCAAACTGAGGTCAGAAAGGATATCTCCCGGTTTCAAGATCAACAAATTGAAGCAGAATTTGCGCAGGCTGTTGAAGAACACCGCGTTGAAGAAGTGTATTGGGTTGGTGGCGAGCCTTTGATGTACGAACAACATTGGCGCTATATGAAACGCATTGTTGAACTTGGAGATGGGCATAAAGTTTATGCGAGATATAATACTAACCTTTCGAGAATTAATTATCGTGGTGTCGATCTCTTTGATGGGATTCTACATGGCCTTCGTGATTGGCAAATCTGTGCGAGCCTCGATGGCACACAACGCATTGGTGAATATATTAGAACAGGCCTTGACTATGCTGGCTGGCGCAAAAATTACGATAGAGCAGTTGCAGCAAGAACTAACAGACGCCAGGTTAGAATCGACTTCACTCTTACCCTGCCGGGAATGTTTGAAATTGAAAACATTGTGCAACTTGCACAACAAACAGACACCGACATCTTAGCAAAAGTGGTATTTGCGTTTTCTCCGGACATTGTAATGAGCCCGTTGGCCTTGCCGCGGCGCCTGCTTGATCCGTGGCTGGATGAGTTAATAGACTCTTGCTCAGATGCAATGCAAGATATTCTGGTGCAATTAAAAACCCGGCCAACCTTTGAAGAACAATGGCCAGACACTTGGCAAGCAGGCCTTGTTCAAGGCAAGCAGCGTGTGTTAAAGCTAGAACAAATTCGCGAAGATAAATTTACAATGGCCGATATACTAGCAGGGCGTCCTGATGTATTAAAATGGTGGAATCAAATTGACTGTTAAAATTGTACTACGCAATCCGTTGAAACACAGTGATCAGGTCGACTATACCATACTACCTGCAGACAATGCATTGGCACAAGATTGGATACCTGCTCTCAAAACACTGTTACAATCTGGCAACCTGCTGGAAAAAAACTTTTGTTTTATGGGATTTTCCAAAACAGCTCGCACACTTGATTATCTGTGTGGCGAAGTTAACCAAGCTGCCAGTGTAATAAACAACTTCTTTGGTGACTACAAAATTGAAGAAACATACTTGCCTGCCAATGTCACGACAACCGGCCCATGGTCACAAAATCCTGATAAAATTGTACAACATGTCAATCATGACATGTTAAACAGGCTTCACAACCACTTTGAAGTGCTGCAAGGTACTGTAAACAATTTAAGCAACTACTACCAACGGGCCGACTACAACACCAAGTACGCTATAAGACAATTGAACAATGTCTGTCACGAAATGGAGTCGTTGATACTCAGTCGGCGCAAAGCAGACACTACGCCGTATTGGGTGCGCCCCAGTCAAATTACTACATTCTTAGCAGCAGCTCGCTATGATCTAAAACCTGCACATAGATCGGGCTTTGTAACCAACGGATATGACCGAGTGTTAGGTGGTGTTTACATGCACTGGGCACAGATAGGCAAAACACTATTTGAAGTGTTTCGTGACGAACATGCGCCAGCACTCACTGCAACAGTATGCAAAGCTATTACAGAATTAAAATATTACAGCGGTGAGTTTGATATAGAATGGGGAAACGATGTGGTTTACGACGGCGATCAACCTTGGCATAATGATCAACAAGACGAATTTAAAAAATGGTTAATTGCCAATGGTCGCGACCCGCAAGATTCAGCGTTGAGTTTAGGATACCTACCCGTTGGTCAAGTGCAGTTACAGCAAAGTTTTGGCACAACTGATTATCAAGCCATTTGGGATATACTGAGTTTACACTTGGATATATACAAGATAGAAATAGACGGTGTCGCCAGCACATTTGATTACTGCTGGACTGACGTGGATTACAAGCAAAAACAAATTGATATGATGCGGCCTGGCTATGACTATTCATCAAGGAAAACAACATGAACTGGATTAAAAATTTAATTGGCCGTATCCGCTTAGAAATACGCTATCGTAAAAAACTCAAAGAACTTCGCAAACGAGATCCGTTTATCTACAAATGAAATTAAAAAAGTATTTGGGAATCAGCGCCGGCTATCACGATGCTGCTGTCAGCATGATCGACTCTTACGGATCTGTTCTGTTTGCTGGTCATGCAGAACGCTATAGCAAGAGCAAGAATGACGCACACCTAAATGATGAATTAGTGGCAGCAGCACTGAGTCACGGCACACCAGACCAAGTGGTCTACTACGAACGTCCATGGATCAAAAAACTACAACAACTTTACTCCGGGCAATATCATGAAGCGTTTGATCTTAATTCTTTTACTCTTGGTCAGTATCTCCGTAAACATCTATCTGCTGGTCCACATCTCAGCACTTTACTACATGCTGAACACTGTTACACAGGACACCATGCTGCCCACGCCGCCGCGGGATTTCAGACCAGCCCCTACAACAGAGCCACAGTGGTTGTGATAGATGCTGTAGGAGAACTAGACACCATAACCATTTGGGGCGCTGAATACAACTCCGCAGGCCGAGCAACTTATAAAAAACTTTGGTCCCGCGGATATCCGCACAGTATAGGATTGTTTTACAGTGCAGTCACTGCTCGAGTGGGTCTTAGGCCATTAGACGAAGAATACATTCTAATGGGCATGGCTGCGTACGGACAAAACAATATCAGCAATCGACTACGCTACGATCTCGTCGACCATGAATATGAAATTCGGTTTAAAGAAAATTTACACGCAGGGCTCGAAGCCAAGTATCTAAGTGATTATTCGGACTTTGACATTGCAGCGGCAGCACAAAGCCTGGCTGAAGATCTTATTTTGAATGTAATGTTTCGTGCAAAAAAATTGGACTGGAGCAACAATCTAGTGTATATGGGTGGTGTTGCTCTTAACTGTAGTGCCAATCGACTTATTGGAAATTATTTTGACAATATTTGGATCATGCCAAGCCCGGGCGATAGCGGCAGCAGTCTTGGTGCCGCAGCATTGGCCCACGGTGGCCGTATTAATTGGACGGACGCTTTCTTGGGTGACAGCATTGGTGGTAAATATCCTGTTAATGCTATTCTGGACACACTGGTTACAGACCGCATTGTGGGCGTGGCCTCAGGCCGTGCAGAATTTGGGCCGCGAGCACTGGGCAATCGCAGTTTACTAGCAGATCCGCGTGGCCCAGATATAAAGGATCAAGTGAATGAGATCAAACGCAGACAACAATTCAGACCATTTGCGCCAGTTATCCTTGAAGAATACGCTGATCAGTATTTTGATATGCCTAGGGGTTTCAGCAACAGTAGGTATATGCAGGCAGTCGCTGTCTGCCGCCATCCTGATCTTTTTCCTGCTATTGTGCATCATGATGGTACTAGTAGAGTGCAGACAGTTCCTGCGGATGGTTCAGGCATTAGAGAACTACTGGAAAAGTGGTTTGTAATGACTGGTTGTCCCATGCTGCTGAACACCAGTCTTAACATACGCGGAGAGCCCGTGGTAAATGACAGATCCGACGCTGATCGCTTTGAACAATTGTACGGAGTAAAGGTCCATTCATAATGGCCAAATTTACACAAGTAGATGATCGTGGTAGACTCTGGCAAGTTGATGACTTGTTACCCCGAGAACAAGCGGATGAAATAGTCAGCACGGACTGGTCCACCATGGCTACTAGTTTAAGCAGTGGGCAAGAATCTTGGCCCCGTCAACAAATCAATTGGGACGATGCCACTGCTCGGCGTTACAGCGGATACATCAATCATTGCTTGCCTGAAATTAATGCTGCACTGGGCACAGAGTTTAAATCAATGGGCGGCCATTTCTGGATAGATGTTCCGGGGTTTGATGTTGCAATGCACACCGACGGACATGTACCTAACAGTATGCAGTTGTATTGGACAGTGCCCAGCGAAGCTTATGGCACTGGATTTTATCGTTATAAACACCCAGAGAGCCTGTTGTATCAATTTCTAAGCCGACCCAATTCAGGCTATATCATGCTTAACCATCTGGCCGAAGACGGCAGTCAACCACTACTTTGGCACGCTATGCTTAATCCTGTGCCAGAAGGTACCATTAGAGTTTCTAGTTACTGGCGTTTTACTTAAAATAAATTATGAAACTACCGTTTATAACAGCAGTTGTACTTGTGGCTAGCAGCTGGGCAAATGCCGCAACCAGTGTTTGGGTCTACAATCAAACCCAGGATGCAATTGTGCTAAATCAACAAGCCAATACTGTTAGACCCATTGCATCTATTACCAAACTGATGACAGCAATGGTGGCTCTGGATCATGATCCGGTGTTGAGTCGCAGTGTAAAACTTAGTGATCGTGTGGGCAGCAAGTTGCCACCGGGTCAGTACACACGCCGACAGTTGTTTGATGCCATGCTGGTCAGCAGCAATAATGCAGCAGCAGAAACATTGGCACAAGACTATCCCGGTGGACGATCAGCGTTTGTTCAAGCAATGAATCGTCGTGCCAGTGGCCTGGGTATGACAAGCACTCGATTTCAAGATCCGTCAGGACTGAGTCGAAACAATGTGGGCACTGCGGGGGACATGGGCACCTTGGTCACAACTGCCGGCAAGTATGCACTGATCCGAGAAATCAGTGTGCAACGACAGATTCAAATTGAATCACATTTTAAAAAACGCATTCGGGTAATTTCTTTGCCCAACACCAACCAGCCTCTGTTGTTTGATTTTGATAACATACATGTTAGTAAAACAGGATTTACTAATCCAGCCGGTTGGTGTGTGGCATTGTTGGTAGAAAAAAACAAACAGACGTTTGCTATAGTAGTGTTGGGTGCTGAAAACAAATCCAAGAGATTAGACACAATAAAAGATTTGATGTACAATCACATCAGTGACACAATAGAATTCTGAGAGTTTTTTTGTCCGCAAGTGTCATTGCAAATTTTTAAACGCCCGTCAGCAAATGTGGGCTTGCTCCAAGACTCTGACACATGGTTGAACCACTCAATGCATGTGGCCAAATCATGCTCATTGGCATTGTTGTGTTCAATTAGGTCTTTGTATTGATAATTTTCAGGTTTGTTAAACTCTTTGGGGTTGTAGCCCATGTGGCAGCATGGATAAACTCCGCCAGTGCTGTCAACATACACTGAGCGCATGGCCTGAACTTCGCACACAATAGGATCATTGATTTTGCCTGTGAGCATAACAGGCATGGCAGGCCGCCGAGTCCGCCCGTCTAACAATTGAGTTAAATCAACCTTGCCAATTTTGCCCATGGTGTACACCAGTTTGCCGCGATTGTTGAACACCGGTGAATTGTTGCTGGATCGGCCTGGCTGTAGAAAAAACATTTCAAACCCCAATTGTTTACTTAATTCTTCGGCTTCTCCCAGTTGGTGTGCATTATGATCAAACTCTATCATTTTCCATACAGCTCTGCCACCGTTGTTGATTACAGTCTGTGCATTTTTAATCACAGTGGAGAACACAGTATTTTGTCTATAAATGCTGTGAGTGTCTTCAAGACCGTCGATGCAGAAAAAAATCTGTACTTGTAGTTCAGCCAGTCTGGTCCAGAACTGTTTGTCTCTTGCACCACCATTGGTGGATATATTGATACGGATATTGGGATTTTGTTCTAAGAAATATTCTATAATTGGCACAGTGTCCGGGTTCATTACAGCATCACCAAAATTAACATTGATAGACATGCCTGTTAACTGTTGTAAAAAATCTGGTTGAAATATTTGTTTGGCTTCAGCCAAGGTCATGTTGTGTTCAACATACCCTGCGTTGAATGGATATCCATGTAGATTCCGCGGACACAACGGACAACTAGCATTGCAGTAACTAGAAATTTCCAAGTGTAGATGTCGTACATCCTCAATGCGGTAAATCATAGATAACTTTCTAATCCACCTTTTCTTGTTAGATCTTGTGTGCAACAGCTGATACCGCCGTCCCAGAAATAACTGTGCCTTAGTTCGCTGATGATGGGATTGATCTTGTGTTTTTTGCAAAAATCAAAAACATCTCTGTTGTATGCACTAAAAATAACATTTTGTTCGTCCAACACCAAACAGTTGACATCAAACACTGTTTCGGCAACAAAACCAGTCCATTTGTTCAAGTAAGTGTTTACAAAGTCTGTAAACTCTGCTGTGGGTGTCTGTCCTTGCACATACCATGCACCCGGGCTTTGTTCGTATTTGAATTTGCCTATTTCCATTGCAGCCCAGATGCTGCTATCCCAAATTTTTAGCACTTCCCACCCAGGAAAGTCTGTGGCAAGATGTAGCTGTGCATCATGCTTACTGGATAAGATCACACCAGGTTTGAGAATAGCAAACACTGCATCTCCGTGTCCGTCTGTGATGGCTTCATGTATGCGATACTCCGGGCCAAGACAATTGTCAACAATCCATCGTGTTTGTTCAGGTTTTAAGTAATCACTATTGTCAAAGAACACATCACGGCCCACACGCACAATACAACTAGCGCTTGCGCCGTTCAATATACAATCTGGATTCCAATCTTTTCCATGCGGGTTAACAACTTGATCAGCATACTCTGCACAAATGTCGTCTAGTTCTTGTATTGGTAAAACACGCAATAGCTTTTGACCAAGACTAATTTGCCAGTCTCTGGGTGTCAACGGCGGCAACGGTGCACCTTCGCCGTCGGACTGTTGTTGTTGGAATTCGTGTATATCTGGAAGATTTGGCCTTCTGACACGAGCACCAAATGTTTCGATTGTCTTTTGTAGGTTGTTTAAATCTTCTTCGGTTTCACTTAGAATTTGTTGTAGTTGATTGCGCACCTGTGGATCTTCAATGAAGTCAAAGTAGTCTGGGCTGTATGCACGACCTACAATAACTTCTTCTAAGGGCTGCCAACTGGTATAGGAATTAATCATATTTTATTTAATGTTAGTTAAGTACGACAAGATTATTTTTAGTCAAATAAGGTAAGAGCACATCACGTGTCCAGTTGAAATGAGCGTCAGGCGAAGGGTGATGATCGTGTGGTATACGCATCTTATTTATAGAGGCATACTCTCCTAATGTTAATAGATTTGCCATTAATTGTTGATACCTTATACCCAACTTAGGATCAGTTAATATACGTTTATCTACAGTAGAATCCCATTCTAAGAATACAAATTTAAAATTTAAATTAGCAAGATAGTTGGCCAGCGATATTATTTTTATAAAAGAATCAAATACTTGTGCGTTAGAATCAATTAACGTAAGATATTGTTGGCATAATAATGTTACATTTTTGTCAGGCTGCTGCCCACTCCAAGTCTTCAAATCAGATTTCATTGACCCAATTCGTAATGAAGATAATTGATTATTATATAGATGGGTCTCCATGTTACTCCATGATTTAACTACATCGACACTAGCTGTGATATCGACTCTTTCGAGCCCGGACCACATAATAATCACAAGTGTGTTATCCGGGGATATAGTTGCATTAGTTTCTATTTCGTTGATGATACTATTAAATGTATGATTACATCCTGAACCTGGTTGACTACAGTCTAATACAGTATCAAACTGAGCAAGATCTCTAAGATAATAAGGCCAGGTGCATAAGTGTTCTTCTGAATTATTCCAAGTATAGCTACATCCACTTACTAATAAATTTGTGTAAGGTGTTTGGTAAATTGGTGAAAACACGCGGGCAAGGTCTCGTTGTTTAGACATTGTATATTCTTTCTAATAGAGTATTTAATCTGCCAGATTTTGTACTGCAAAATAACTGTTGATTGTATTCAATGTCACTGCGGCAACTTTCAAACCATGTGTGCAAGTCTTGTGACTTTATGTGTGCAATTGCCGATCGAACAGCAATCCAGCGTTCAGTATTGTTTTGTATGCTATCGTAACTGTTGTCTATAGCATGATCAAATGTACGATAACCCATCTTTCTCAGTGCGGCCAATGAACCCGGGCAACCTATTATAACAAAAGGCTGTCCGTGTTTGATTGCCTTGAATGTTTTTTCAGTTAAGAATGCGCCACCAGATCCGTCAGCATCAAAGTGAGTTTCTAGCACTATGTTACAGTAACTTTCTGCGTGGTGATCAATTTCAATTATATGATGATCGTTATGTTGTGATGCAGTTTTTGCATCACAAGTGTATGGACCATTGGATAAAAATTCTGTGATGTCTGAACGAATACCCAAGGTATCTACTTCAATGGGATTGTCTGTTTCGGATTCATCCAATGCTATGTCAGTTCCGTAACTCCAGTAGCTATTTTCTAATAGTCCTGCACGATGTAAGTCGGTCATCACAGTGGCTCGCCACCATTTGTGTGTTCTGCTGAGCACAGTAAAATTGTGTGTTCGACGTTTGGAATGTATAGGGGTTGGAGCAATTTGGCGATTGCGATGCCAGTACAGCAGTTCGTGATCAGAAAAGTACACAAAATTTTTGATCTTGTCGGCTGCTGTGTTACCACTGATAAACCGGTAGCAGGTTGACGGCAATTGATGATGTTGACACAGGTCATCCAACCGCTGTTTGATATGATACGGATTGTCGCCTTCGTGATAGTAGAACAACACAGTCAGTTGTTCCTGCTGCAATTGCTGACGAGTTGTGGTCGACATCAATGCAAAGTAATCAACATCAAAATTAAAAAAACCTATGCCTACCGTGTAGTATGGAATGGTAGTATTGTCGACAGTGTTGAACTCGCACAAGTTATAGTCAATGCCATGCGTATTAAAATGTTCGTACAGTTCAACCGGTACAGTGTTGGGCCACTGTTGAACAAATTGTCTCCAGGCAGCAGTATAAGGTTCAGCTGACCATTTTGCTAATTCTGGATATGCTTTGTGTTTGACAACACGGCTGGCTACAAAATTATTTGAGTAACCCATCCAGCATTCCAGTTAATTCTGCCCACAACACATGTGACAACCCGCCACGATAAAAATGTTGAAAATTGTGTTCCACTATGGGTATGCATGCACGGTGTATTTGTTGCCGTTCTTGATGGCTAAGATTGTCTAAATCTTTTAATACCTGGGTAACTTTTTCCACTCGTAATATATCGTCAGTCTCAAGATCATAACTCTCATTAAAAATACCGTCAAATGTTTTAAATCCGTAACTGCGCATATACTCTAAACTGTGTGCTGGTGCAACCAACACAAACGGCATTTCTAAAGCAATGGCTTTGAATGTTTTTTCTGTTATGTGTGTCCTACGGCCAAAATAAACTGTTTCAGTTGGTACATACACCAAACTATCTTGTGCTTCTGCATAGTTACCTAACCAGCAACTGGTCATTTGTTGTGATTCTTCGCCGGCAAACAATCTTGGTAAAATTGCATCATCGAACACTTGCGAAATATCTGGATATGTGCTACAATATTTGTTAGCTACAACGCTTATGTCAACATTTTCGTATTGGCATGTACGTGGCACACTAATATGATTATGTTCTAATCCTTGCTTGAATATGTTATACAAAAATAGTACACGATGATCACGCTTGCCGCCTACAATGCGATTGGGACTCATAAAAGTCTTTGTGGGCGCACGATCTCTTGCACGGGGAATTAAGAATGATTTATCGTAACCACGAAACCAGTCTTGGCAAGCCCAGCCATGATAAAAGTAGTAGTGACTTTTCCACCCATATGTGGCACATAGACGTTCAACATATTCGCCATGCTCACTTACAACTACATGTCCGCGAGGCTTTGCATGGATATCATTGTTGCGTCCAATGACATCGTCAAACAATGGCTTATATTCTTCTACCCAACAAGGTTCTTGATCGTGCATCCATACATAGTCGGTTTCTACAATGTTCTCACTTCCCAAGTTAAATAAAGAGTCCGGGCTAGTTGAGCCAGGCGGATCACAAAAAAACAATCTCGCGCCAGGCTTATTTTTTTGCAGCCAAGGCCAAAAAGTATTATTATAAATCTCGTCTATTCTAATCATGTTTGATGTATTTTATTCTGGAACCAAGCCCAATTTGTTTGCTCATGAACAAGCAGTAGATACCATTGAACAGGCACAACAGCAGAGTCGTACTCGTTTCTTTTGGTTTGTAAATTACTTATCAGATTATACAGACTTTGATTTTCTTTGGGAACCTGTACCATGGCAGAGCAAATACACGCACACATGGCCTAGCCAACATCATGCTTATTCGGGCACCTACCTTGTGCCCAAGTCAGGAGAGATCAACTACCACTTTCATGATCAAGTTATTCCTAACCAACACATTCCTGCTAATGTTAGCACTCTGGTGGATAATGCAGAATTTGATTACTCATGGTCGCCACATCCGCATGACCCTCCTTATATCTATGTGTTTGGCAATCAATGGTGGCCTGCTGAAGTATTTCCCACTGTGCAATACACAGTGTCTGGTGCAACCGAAGTCAAGTACATGACATATCCCACTGCAAAATTGCCCAGCAACATAATTCATTGGGTCACTACCACAGAGTTACCATTTACTTTTGATTATTCTTGGCAACCCGACCCCGGAGACGCTCCTTATATCTATGTGTTTGGCAATCAGCATTGGTCAGGAGAAATCATGCCCACAGTGGAATATCATTCGCCAGGCGCAACCGATCGCAAATATGTACATTGGCCCCGTGCTCAATTACTACCAACTTCGGCATGCTGGACTGTGCCCGAGGGACTGACCGAGGTAGACTTGACTTGGTGTCCCAACCCCGGTGACCCGCCAATGATTTATCAGTTTGGTACTCAGTGGCAACGCACCGGTGGTCCGGTCTATTCTGTAACAAGCGCAACAGAAACCAAGTATGAAATCAAGTATGTGAGTTATCCTAGAGCTACCAAAGTTGTTAGAGATCCGGACTGGACAGTGCCAGACGGTGTAGATACCAGTACATTTGATTGGACCTGGCATCCAGATGCAACTGAACCACCATATGTGTATCAATTTGGCACACAGCATCAACGCACCGGTGGCCCTTGCTACACTGTCCCGACAGCGACCGAAGTCAAGTATGTGGATCAGATACGCATCCAGGCAGATGCTACGACAGCAGTGATTTATGAAATTGATCACTTGGATGGTAATGCAGGACAAATACTCAACACTGTAAAACGTGTACGTTATTTTGACAACTATCGAGATACCCTGATACGACTGGCCAAAAGCATTGGTCCAGAACATGAATGGGTGTGGGTATGCAGTAGCATTTGCGACTACGCAGGCTTTGACTTTAGCTGGCATCCAGAACAATGGCAAGCCACAATGCTGCATGTATTCAGTTCAGGCGAACAAAAATTTGGTGACACCTTCTTTATGCATGTGCCTACTTTTGCTGCCAGGGCCGAAAAGAAAGCATTACTGGAATGGTATGATGTAAATTTTGTAACCGCAGCAGTGCCACGCAGACCCATGCCTGTGATAGAACACCACAACGATAGTCATGTTGATGCAGTTAAAAGCTCAAGCTGGTCTGGACCACTTGCAACATTTACCAACACCGACTATGTAACAGGCGATTTAGTCACAGTACCACTATGGCGTGCAGAAACCAAAACAATTGTACCGCTGAGTCCGGGCGCTTCCAGTGTGATTGTACCCAGGACAGCAGTTGGGCACATTCAAACACAGTTGTATGACTATGCTTATATAGATCGAACACATCGCTTACTAAAAGACCGACCACTGGATATTGTTTTTATCAGCAACGGCGAGACAATAACCAATGAAACATTTGCACATTTACAAAATGTCACTGGCAATTTGTTTAGAGAACAACGAATACATCATGTAAAAGGCGTCAACGGCCGTGTAGCAGCCTATCATGCTGCTGCTGAAGCCAGCAGTACTCCTTGGTTCTTTGCAGTGTTTGCCAAACTGTTTGTGGATGAAAAATTCAATTGGGACTGGCAACCCGATCGTATGCAACAGCCCAAACATTATATTTTTCATGCATTGAATCCTGTCAATGGATTGGTATATGGTCACCAAGCAATGATTGCCTACAACCGGCAACTGGTGTTAAACAATCCCGGGCACGGTCTAGACTTTACACTGGACGACGAACATGAAGTTGTGCCTATATTGTCTGGTACTGCTGTGTACAACATGTCACCGTGGGTGGCATGGCGCACTGCATTCCGCGAAGCACTCAAACTAAAAATCAGTTTGCCAGATGTGGAAAATGAGTTTAGATTAACTCAGTGGTTAAGTACCAATCCCGGCAGTCAACACATTGCCAATGAAGAATGGAGTCGTTGGGGCGCAGAGGATGCGGTTGAATACTACAATGAAGTCGACGGGGATTTTGCAGCTCTTAAAAAGAGCTACGAGTGGGCGTGGCTAGCCAGTTATGCGTTTATCAAACGCAGTCTAGTACCTGATTAATGATATTATCTATCTTAAAGAATTTACATGTTCTTTTATAACATCATAGATAAGTGATGTATTAACAGGATAATCTATATTATCAAACGGTGGTCCTTGATAAAGTTTACACATCTTGGATAAATTAAAATTAATCCACCCTTGTTCAACAATTGTACAATTAATTTCTGTATCACTATTGGAAAATATATCATTGATTAAGTAATTACATTTTTTAAACGATTGCCATCCCTGATTATATTGTATAAATGTTTTCCATAAATGATATAATGACTGATCGGGAAAAAATGCCTGACTTAAAAAGTTAGACAGATCAGTTAGTGCTATACAAAAATCGTTAAAAGAAAAAAATGCTTCAAACGGAAAGTCAAAGATCTGATTTGAAATTTTAGGAAAATCTTTATAATAAGGTACATACTCATCTTGATTATTAAACTTGCTATACCAACTATTTCGATACTCAACAGGGTTATTTCTAATAGGTTCTGAAACTGACAATAGTTGCTTTTCAAACCCAACATCGCCAGCTTTACATAGTAGATTAGTCAACGCAATAAAAAACATATTATTGTTATTTTTTGGCATTATTATTCTAATAACAGTATCGGTGTTTTCTATTTGTTGTTGACTGGAAAAATGTCCACATTTAATTTGTCGATTATTTAAATAATTTTTGTCGGGTGCATGAGCCGAATAAGTTGGCGGTTTAAATATACTTAACTTGCTCGGAGGTGTTTGCATAATATAAACATTACTAACATATTCTAGGAAATGCCCGTGTGTACTACCGTGGAAGTCTATTTTTATTATGTTAAGCATGCTAATACCTGATCAATAACATAGTCCACTTCACTATCCGTTAGTTCAGGATAGATTGGTAGACTCAATGCTCGTCTACTCAATGCACTTGCAGCACTGACAATACTGGGCCCAGCATACTGTTGATATGCATCTAGTTCGTGCAGCGGATGTTGATAATGCACTCGGGTTTCTATGCCCGCAGATCGTAGGGCAACTTGCAGTTGGTCTCGATTGCTGGTATCAATAACAAACTTGTGAAAACAGTGAGCGGATACATTTGAGTCATCGATCAAACAACGAAACGGTGCATCTCGAAATGCCGCCATGTATTGACGTGCAATGCTTTCTCTGCGAGCTTGCCATTGATCTAGATACGCAGTCTTCGCCATCATTTGCGCACAGTCTACTTCGCTCATTCTTGAGTTAGAGCCGGTTCGTGCATGGCCGGATCGTTTACCGTTGTCACACCAGTTACGAGCATAGTCACTTAGATTGCGATCATTGGTGACAACGGCACCGCCGTTGCCGTAGTTGTTTAGATTTTTCATAGGGTCAAAACTGATAGCACTGGCTTCACCCAACCGATGACACTGGTCAGACAACCAGTGTTGTGCTGCATCTTCAATGAGCAAGGGTTTGATCCGGCGTAGGTTGTCGTGCAATGCTGCCCCATACAATCCAATGCCAAGTATGGCATGGTAATTAAGATCCCGCGGTATATCGCCAAATTTTATGTTGCCGTATGCATCAGTATCAATCAAGTGTATGTTCCATCCTGCTCGTACAAACGCATTTGCACTGGCCGGAAACGTCATGGCAGGAATCAACACCGTGGGTGGGGTTGGCTGGACATACAGGCTATTCTCTGTACGGTAATAACCAGCCAGTATTTCCAAGGCCTGCGTACCCGAGTGACACAGCACTGCATAATTTGAATGATTTTTTGCTGCCAACCATTCCTCAAACTGCTGAGTGAACGGGCCGTTCATGAGATTGCCAGATGCTAGTACCTGATCAGTAACATCTAGTATCTCTTTTCTTAGATTGGCGTACTGTCTTTGAAGACCAGTAAACGCTATTTGAAAACCGTTCATACTGTTTTTTCTTTAAATTCTTTAAGAATCTTCTCAATTGTTTTCTTTGAAGGACTTACTTTTTTAAACAGTTGTCCAAAAATCATACGAAAAAATTTATGGCGTTTGCGTGGTGTATCTTGCCACCAACTGGGCTCTTGATAAATTATAGTGTCAGCTTGATCGCACACTTTCTTTAAGTTGTCTGTGCCTCCCACATCTGCCAAGCTGGTGTAGTAGATGCCTGGTTGTAATTTATCGTGTACATTATCCGTGGTGATTTTTACAGCATTGCGATCACGATCTCGCGCACTAACTTCTAGGTACCATCCCAGTGGATGTACATGGTCACCAATGTACACAATTATTTTACCAAAATCAATGCCGAGATCTGCGCCTGCATACCCGTATTGTTTAATTAATTTGGCAAATTCAGGAAACACATGATCGAAGTTTTCTTTTCTAATCTCATCCAACGCCTGTGTTATCTGTAAAAATTGTTGCCAGTTCGCAGGCACCACTGGCTGATTTAACCAGTTTACAAATTCATCAAATGCGTTATCATCTTTTAGTACTTCAATCACTTGAGATTTTAATGCTTGGGGCATGTGTTTAATGTTGAGCCATTCAGGCTCAACCAACAAGTTCCAGAAAGGATCATTGCCCAACAGTTGTTTTACTTGTTGTTTTATCTGTGGCAAATAAAAGATGTTCAGTATGCTTACAGTAGTAATTGACGTAATTGTAACTGGAACTGCATGCTGTAAAAAATATGCTTGCCATTGTTTGATATTTGAAACTAATTTTTCATAGTCTAATCCGTGACGGGTATATTCAAAATGTGCGCCAATGCCATCAATGCTGACACCAATTTCAACACTGCGGAACCGATGTAACAATGGAATACGATTGACAATGTCCGAGCTGCCATTGGTGTTTATATACAAGTCTATGTGCGAACTATTTCCGGATTCGACAATTTGGTTTATCAAGTTAATTACTTTTTTATTGTAGGTTGGCTCACCACCAAACAACTCCAGTCTGGCCAAATGGTTGCTGAGTACAAGTATTTCTTCAATTTGAGAATCAGACCAGTTGACTTCTTTCACATCAATGCGGTATATAGATTTACCTGTTCGTTGTTCCAGTTGTATTGCATCGGCGGTCCATCGACTGCTGTCTCCGGGATGGCAAGAACGACATTTTGCATTGCACACATTACCACTTTTGATAGATAATAATTTAGGCCCACGACGATACTCACCGGATTTGATGTCTTGCATCACTTCTGGGTTTTGCAACAGCGGATAGTCACTGGTGTGATTCACTGGATCCCGCAGGCGAAGTCTAAGACTTTTTTTGCCGTGTGCTTCTTCGTCCCAACAACGATTACAAATTGGTGATTTTACATTGGAAAGGAAATCGGTCCTGAGACTTTCTATTTCTGGGCTGTTCCAACTTTCCGAAATTGTTTGATATTGTGGCGCCCAAGTGGTTCCGCCCAGGTACGGACATGGGCTAAAAGATCCCGACGGAGACGTAGTAATTTGTAAGAATGGTGCTACACAAAAATTATTAGATTCGTTCATGCCAGTATTTACTTGTGTTGAGCCACTCATAGTATTTCTGAAATCCTTGTTCAACATCAACTTGTGGGTCAAAGCCCAAGATGGTTCTTGCACGATCAATGTTCAGTGCTCCGCGACTGGGAAAGTCAGCATCTCTGTCTTGACATTCAATGGTACCAGAACCCACAATCTTCACAATCATTTCGGCTGCTTGTAACAGGCTCACTGAATGTGATTTGGTAATGTTGTATGTTCGATTGGCACTCATGATTCTAGTTGCAGCAGCGACCACACCATCCGCAGCATCATCCACATAGGTAAAGTCCAGTGTTTCGCCTGCTCCGTTGACTTTCAGCACACCACCACGCATGGCTGTCAGCATGAACTTGGCAACCACGCGGTCTTCTACATCTAAGGGTCCGTACACAGCACTGGGTCGAAGTATCACATACTCCATGCCGGTTCTGCGAGCATAGTCCTTGACCAACCATTCCCCGGCCAGCTTCATGATGCCATATTGTCCTTGTGGCTTACACTCGTCATCTTCCAGTACCTGATCTTCAAAGTCGCCGTAGACCATGCTACTGGACATGTACACAAATCTGCGAACCTGGTGTTTTTTGGCACTCTCAAGAAGATTGATTAGACCACGCATCATGACATCAGCAGCGTGTGCAGGGTTGGCATTGACTACTTTTTGTCTGGGAAAGCTGGCACAGTGTATGATCACCTCTGGAGTTTCAGCAGCAACAATGGCATCTATGCGATCTGCATTTTCAATGTAGTCATGATAGTGACTACACAGTGCTAGTTTTTTAAGACGCTCTCCGATCAAGTAGTCAACTTCTTCACGCGGAATAATACCGTAGGTGGTTTGATTGTCCACAATGCTCACTGTGTCTTCACGCTGCTGTAAACGAACTGCCACATTGTGACCAATCAGTCCCAGTCCGCCAGTTATCAATACTTTCATCGGTTGCCCCATTTCATTTGAAACCATGTATACACTTTTTTATCCATCAACATAAAGTCCCCGGCGCTGCTATAGTCCCAGTATGTTCCGTCTCGATGTATTCCTGCGTGACCAAAATTTTTCAGCAACCAGTTTTCTGCTGCCATGCCTGGATATCCTTTTATCCTGTACAATGTGATTGGCACAAATCGTTCACCATTCCATACCTGTTTCCGCACAGGCGGCCTTGGTATGACTTCTGCATCAATATACTCTATCACTTGATTCCGTCCCATTTGAGTCTCCAAAATGTTTCATTCTGTTCGCTGAGTCGTGCCATAATACGATACACCAGGTGGTAGCTTGCGTAATCCGTATACTGAGTCCAGTAAGGTTTGCCTACTGCATGCTCCATTACAAACTTGCCTGCGTCTGTTTGTTGCCATTCCCAAATTGGTGCAGCAACATATATGTCCGGATCCTCTACATCGCCCATTTTAATTGTATGCACACATACATCACGAAAACGCACAGGCCGGCCGTCTAAGATTTTAGTCTCAGCAGCCAGCCGGGGTGCAAATTCAGTTTGGGTAAAGTTTGTAAATGCCATACGCTAGTATAGCACAATAGTCAGTTGCTAGCAACCAGAGCGGAGGTCATGGGAAAAATTGCTGCAATGGCCTGAGCACATGCACGAGCAATATCCATGTGTTCTTTTTGTGTGCCATTGGCACTCCGTAATTCCATGTAGTGTATCCAGCTACGCAAGGTACCGTTCATGTACATGCGACTCACAGTGAGTCCTTCTGGCAGCACAGCTCGGGCTTGTTCTTTGGCAATGCCATTGGCAATGGCCCAGGAGTATTCTTGTTTGACACTGAACAACACACGCTGTTGTGCTCGTTTCCATTCATAAGACAGGAGCTTTTGTGCTTCGTCGGCCATGTCTAGTTCTATGCTGTTTTGTCTATTCTTGGTGTCTTGGAATCGTGCCTCACGCAGCACAAACGCTTCATCAAGTTCAGCTGTAGGATCAGCATATCGCTGACTGAACTCTTGAAAGCTGAAACTTCTGTGACGAAGAATCTGTCTAGCGATGTCTCTGGTGGTGACAATTTCGCAACAGGCTGAGACCATTTCAAGTGGGCTCCAGTGTTGGTGTTTGACCAAGTACCGAATGAGTCGCTCACTTGTTTCTGTGTTGACTTGACTGGCGGGATTGCTGACACGGGCGCAATACGCAATGAGCTCTTGGGCATCGCCGACACCCAGGTTGGCAAATTCTGCTGTTGGCTGACTGTAGGATACAAGTTTAACATTCATTTAAGTTTGTTTAATATTTTATTGGTTTCTGGTTGAACAAGATTGGCAACAGCAACTACATCCACAACAAAATCTACATCTCTAATCTCTTTATCCAGTTCCAAAAAGGTACGAGTAAGCATAGTTTCAATTTCTTCTATGCTCATACCTTGTTTCTGAAGTGAATTCAAGTTGAAAGTTTTTTGACGGCCACCATGTAGTTTAAGTATTACCTTTTTGATACATTCTAGTGGAACGTCAGTTTTTGTTATGTCAGCAATTATGTGTTCCCATGCGGCAATGAAGTCGTCATTTGGCTCCATCAGCCACCGCAGTCTTGACTTTGTTAGGGCCACGAGTGCGACGAGCTGGCGCGGCAGGTTCGACCTTTGCTGGGGTTTCGCCAAACGCTGATCTTGAAGTGCCGGGACGTTTGACTGTTGGATCCATTTTTTCAGCATCTTTTTTCATTTTAGCTGCTTCGGCAATCATTGCTTTGGCATTGGCTTCCATGGACTGTGCCTGTGCCAACATGTTGGAAGCAATATCGCGATCACTCAACACACCATTTTCACCAGCCTTCAACACAGGTGGAGCAGTGTAACCAGGTGCAGCCTTGGCTGCTTGACTTGCTTTGTATTCTGCTTCAGCCCGGCGTTTGACGTCAGGAGCAACCATGCCACGGCTGGCATCATTGTCGGCCAGTCGTTTGATGGCTGCATCGCCTTGCTTCATTTCGTTCAGCATTTTGTTCAGCTCATCCAATCGAAGTTTTGCTGCACCAGTTGGAGTAACCAATACATCAGCAGTGCGAATCTTCTTGATCATTCGTTCCACATGCAGTGTTTCAAGAATTGGTCTGCCATCTGGAAGATAGCTGCGATGCAATGCATCTGCAAATTCTTCAGCAGCTTGTCCGATATCGCTTTCTAAAACTTTTTGCACAGCATCTTGCCAGTGTGCATGTAGAGTTTCTGGATAAATCACTAGACACATGTGATCATCTCCGGGGACCTGACGATATACGATGCAGACCTTGCGATCACCGTGTTTACCAACGTGTTTCATAAATGCCATTGTTACTCTCCTTGTGTTTGACTGCCCAGGAAATCTTCCTGGGCCTTGGCTTGTGCTACTACAGCTTCTAAAAAGGCAGTGAGTTTGTTATACACTTCGCCTACTTCTTTCATTTCCGCTGCACGAAATGCACCGCGGGTACTGGCCAGATCTATGATGTTTTTCAACAGACCCAAGTCAGCAATGGTAATTTCTTTATTTTCCATACAGATATTTAATAAAAAAAACAGCAGTGGGAATGTTTTTCACTGCTTATTTGGTCAATTAGAGCAAATTGATCATTGGGATAAAAAGCGTCTCCAGCTGTCATTGGCATCAACCACAGGTTCTAATCCTTCTACAGCGGCCCACCCAGGCGGAACAGCAACCACACTGAACAATGCACTGTTGTTAAAGATGTTGTCAGTGTTGTTTTTAAAATTGGCAGGATTGTAATTGCGAATACAACCCCAGTACAAGTGATAGCCAATGTCGGTCAATATGCGGTAGATCTTATCCAGGTGCGGAGACTCCTGTGCTTCGTAGTAGATCAATGGCAAGTTCTTTTTAATGCTTTCAATACAGCCCTGTATAACACCCAGTTCGGATCCTTCGGCATCAATTTTAATCAGATTTGGCAGTGGCATGTCAACATCATCCAACCGTGCTGCCTGTGCGCTGACTCCGGACTCTTTGTTGATCAGCATCTCGCCGTAGTTGCCGGCAACTGCGGGATCAAATGTTTGGATCAAAATGTCGCCAGCCACATTGGTAGCTGCTAGGTTGTGCAAAGTGACATTGGCAAGTCCTTTGGTATTCTGCTTCAGCATGGCAAAGTTCAACGGATTGGGTTCAAAGCAATGAACTTCAGCACCGGTGCTGGCAAATGCAGTGGCATGAACGCCAATATTGGAACCTACATCATACACCACCACAGGCTTGTTTTGTATATTATTGATGATGGAAAGTAAAAAATCAATTTCAGACTGACCATATTCACCGTACAATCTTAGACTACGCCCAATTATAGAATCGTTGGTGTAGTAAGTGAATTTCTTGTGGTAGCGTGTTTCGGTCACTTCTTTCAAAGTGGGTTTGTTGTTTTTCTTCATCACACCAACTCCTCCACAATGCCCAACACTTCTGCCATAATAAAGCAAATGCCAGCCATTAGTAAATTGCCTGTGATCAAACAGCCACCCGCTACAATGCGTACAGCACTTTTGGCAATGCTGACATAAAAATGTCCACGACTAGTGTCTTTAGGTTGGATTTCCATTGTGTTTCCTGTTGTTGTATTAATTATCTGCTGCGGAGCACAGCCCGCAGATTTATTGCAGTCATGACCGTAGTCGTAACTCTTTATACTTGACTCTAAGATATTGATACACTACGCCGTCAACCCGTAGCGGAAGGTCCAGATGCACACTGACCATTGGACCTTCGATCTCGTTGCGCATGACATCACTGCCCACAGTGCCCACCCAGGGAATCTTTTTAAATAGGCCTTCTACACGGTCGCCAATGTGATATCGTGCAGTAGGCCTGTGTTCAGCAAAGTATTCGGCCAGCGTCGCCATTACACAATCCGGCCGGTCACAGCATAGATCAAATCATCCAACAGGCGTTGGTAGTCTTTTCCATTGCGTCGAAGCTGCCAGATTTGTTGTACTAATTCGTTACTGTCATATGGCCCAGTGCTGGAAGGTAATTCTCCGCGTTCTTCTAATTCTTCAATCAGATCATCAGTGTCGAAGTCGTGCAAGTCAACATCAACTTCAACTTCTTTGTAAACTGTTTTGTACATGGCCGATCCTTACTTGTTCACTAACGATTCTCTACATTCCATCAACAAATCTCTCACTGCAACATGGTTAGCAAGTTCAGGATTAAACAGTCCACCCATTGCTAGGTACGCTGTAATCCTGTTGACCAGGTCCTGAACTTGCTGGTCCATATTACTTGTTCATCATGAGTGCGTTGAAGTTTGAAGGAACAACAATGGTCTGCACACGACCCAACTTGATACCTTCAGATAGACCAGCCTGTTCAGCAAGTTTTAGAATTCGTTCGTTCATTCTTCAACTCCGAAATGTTGTGCTATCTCGTTAGCAACCCACTTTACGCCTTGATACCAATCTTCGCTGACATCGGGAGCGTGGGCACATTGGTTGATACATTCCCGCACAATCAACTCGGCGAACTTTTTATAGGCTGCTTCAGATTCTTCGGCCGACATGGCTCGCGGCCACGGCGTACCGTTAAGGTCCACATACAGGCCTGCCTTGACAGCAAGTTGTTTAATTTGTTCGTTCATTCTTCAACTCCAAAATGTGCTTTTATAACCTTGCCGATTTCGTAATCATCGTCAGCAGTTAACCCAACCTCGCGTCTAAAATCAATATCAGCACATTCCCGCACAATCAACTCCGCGAACCTTTTACACTCTGGCATATCCCAGTGTCCAATGCCGAACATATCTGTTGTGTATCCGGCTTGTTCGGCAAGTTCTTTAATTCGTTCGTTCATTTCGTAATCTCTAGCCGGGTCAGTGCTGAATCAAACTTTTTGTCTGCTGTCCAGCCTGCAAGATAACTGTTGTCCTTGTCAAATTGTTGTAAAAATTCAGCTTCAGTAATTACTCTATGTGATACAATCTGCTCACCCAGGCACTCTTGGCTGAACTCTGCGGCCTGTTCCATTGTAACAGTGTCCAGGGCCCATGATTCGGGAGAATCTTCTGCCAGTTCCACAGCATAACGCATGCGGTATGATACTAGTGCATCAACCAGCACAATTTTGGTCTTGGGCTTCTTGCTCATGGTCCACGATCCATCTTCATTATCCTTCCACACAATGGTGTCGCCAGTTTTCCAACCAACTGACTGCAACAGTTCGTCGCTGAGTGGCAGAATCAAATCGCCGTTTTCATCCTGTTCTAGTCGTACAATCATTTCTTTTTCTCCTCATCGTAATAGGCATGCTGTCCCCAAGGTGGCTCAATAGTTGTGGTACCATGCAAGATCCACACAGTGTCTGCATAGTTCTCGTCACCCCACGATCCGTAAGGGTAACCGTCTGTGAACACCACCAGTCGCTTGGGTTCAATATCGTTCTCTTTAAGATAATTAAACACACAATCAAAGTCTGTGCCACCACCGCCCTTGATCTGGTATTCAGTGATGTCTTCTAAATTTTCTGAATCGTATTGCTGTGGATTGTATACTTCGGTATCAAAACTTGCAACATGGATACGATATGCAGGAAATGATTCCATGATGCCGGCTGTTTCGCTCAGGATGTCTTTGAGCATGTCCTCGCCCATTGAACCCGAAGCGTCAATGAACAGTGCAATATCAATCATGGGATCCAGTTTCATGCCCGGCATCACTGCATCCATGTGCCAGCCTTTACGACTTGCTCGCAGCCAAGTGTAGTCACTTTTGATAGTGCTCTCCAATTGCATACGCAACAGTTCACGCCAGTTCATCTGCGGCTCGGTGAGATCACGAATAATACGCTGTACACCTGCGGGCAAATTGCCAGCACCTTCGGCATCTGCTGCCACAGCAGACAACATGGCTTCTTTGATTTCGTCTTTGATTTGTCGACGGTCTTCTTCGCTGAGTTTGGGGCGGCCCTTGCCATCTTTACCGTCACTGTCGCTATCGCCTTCACCATCCAAGTGCTCGTCGATAAGTTTATCCAGCAGTGAACTGATGTCGATCTTGTCGGCGTTTTTGTACAGGATGTCGTACACTTCTTCGGCACTCATGCCTTCGTATTTTTTGTCGTACAAGCAAGGTACACTGGTAATGAACTCGCCGACATTGTGTTTTTTCAAGTCGCCGTTTACGCAAAAGTCATCTGCAATGTTCCACAGTTGTGGATCTCTATCACCACGACGACCAAAGTGATCATATACACAATGCAACACTTCGTGTCCAAACAAGAATTCAACTTCTTTGGGGCGAAGCATTTTGATAAAGCGGCTGTTGTAATAGAAATTACGGCCGTCTGTTGCGGCAGTAGGGCACCATTCGTCGGCATTGACCAGTGTAAGACGAGTTGCCATGTTGCCAAAGAAACTGGCCTTGAGCAACAGTCCAACCCGTGCAGTGATCAAAATCTCACGAACTTCACGATCAATTTTAGGCTCAGTTGGGCCAATGAGATCTTTAAACTTGTCGTTTTCTTTGCTGTCTGCTGTGGTACCTGCTTTGCTCATGGTGTTCCTTTGTTGCGTTATGTATATATTATAGCAGAAATTGAATTAATGGTCAAATCAGCTATTGTTCTGACGTTTGCGGTTCAAGTACTTTAACTGGAACCAAGAGTGCGCAGCCTCTGTAAAAAAATCCAAGTGTACCTGCGGACTATAGTGATGCCGTTTTTCTACAGAGACTAGCTCAGGATATATTACTGCGGCGCCTGAGATTGGTGCATAGTATGCTTCTAGTCCTTGATGATCACGAGCAGTAAATCCCAACTCACGCCGCATTATGTGCCGCATGCGAATTGTGTTGCCATAAGTCTGAGTCAATTTATCTAGAATTTCCATCCAGTCAGCAGGATCATGAAATACCACAAGATTCTTTTTTACAGTTACCTGTCCCACTATTCAGTGCCCGAATGTGCCAGTTGGAAAAATGCCAGTTCTTGATCGCCTTTCAAGTAGATGCGATAGTCTTTGTACACAGCCGAATATGCCCAGTACTGGTTGATATCACCTTCTTGTAACACTATATTACTGTTCTTGATCGCACTGCGAGTTTCCACATCCTGGCTCCAGCCCCAGGTGCGATTCATCCAACGTCTAGCACGGTCAAAGTCCAACACGCCGGTGCCTTGCCAGTTAGGTTTGGAAAATCTCAGCATGTAATTGAAACTGGCACTGTGGCTGAAACGCCGGTCCATATCGGTCACTTGGTATTTCATTTGTAACTGCTTCTCTGCAACATGTAGGGTTTATTAACTTCGTAGTATCGCTTAAAAATATTTTCGTAGTCCTGCCAGTTACAATGTGCCCATTGTTCTTTATAGTCGATTCGGGTCGACTGTAATCTTGACCAAAATAGTTTTTTATTGTGCCCAGTCACTTGCGATCGTGCCTTGGATTCAACATCGTAATATCTCAAAATCTCGCCAGATTTTTCAGAATAAACTACCCATCCCATGCTCTAATCCTTGTGATAAAAATTGGGACTGCTGTGACTGAACCGGCAATCCATATCGGTTACATGGTATTTCATAATGACCTTTATAATTTACAGGTATTTAAAAGGTATATGGCAAAGTTATGCAATTGCGGGGCAAATCTTATTTTGAATGTATATGTGCCAGGCCAAGCCATATAACCGTATGTACCGGCCTGATGGCAGTTTGTACTATCTGTTACATATAAGCCACATTGATCAATATCATTTATTTTCACTCCGTTGGCCTGGAGATTACCTACCACAATATGACTCTGACTATCTTCGGGTTTGGTCATGCTGACAGAAACACGCAATTGGGTGCGAGGATTGTACTCAATTTCGTGCCAATTCAATCCATCCGCAGTCCAGGTCCTGTTGGCCGGGGCTACAGTGTAAGAGATCGGACCGTTGGTGTCATTGACTTGAACGGATAGCAAAAACTTTATGTTTGGTTTCATTATAAATTTTATCTAAACTTTCAATTTCTTTATGGTATTTTTGCAACGGCATTCCGGGCTGGAACGAGTATCCTAGGTCTTGGGCCAACGTTATCAACTCTTTGAACCGTCGAGATCTTGCTGGATAATCGTTGTCTACATATCGAGTACTGGTCCAAAACTTGTTGTTATGATTACTATGATTGTGTTCAATACCGTATTTTTGTGCTATCTCGGAGTCTAGCAATAACGGGCTATTGTTTAGTAACGCAAATGTGGGAGTGATTCCTATAAGTATTCTTTTGTTCACTGCCAGTGATGCATAATTGATCAACAACTGTTTGGTATCTTTAAAATCTTTTTCGGTCTCGGTTGGGTAGCCAACCATTAATAACCAACTTTGCACTATGTTGTATTTGTGCAAGGCCCTGACACTCCAATCCAGATCATCATTGTTGAACTTTTTTTTCATATCAAATCTGATTTTTTCACTACCCGACTCAACTCCAACACCCCATTGATTGCATCCGGCATCGGCCGCAAGTTTAAAATCTTTGTCAGGCATTTCATCTTTGCCTCTAAAAATAGCATAACCTGAATAATTGATAGTTTGCGGTATAGTATCAACCAACACTTCATTCATTTTTCTGTAGTTGCTGATGCTGCCGTTGATCAAATTATCAGTAAACAAAAACTTCTTGATTCCAGTGTTTTGGTAATTATGGATGATTTCATTTGCAACTTTAACAGGATCGCGATAGATAAAATCTGGCCAAAAACTACCAACATCACAAAATGTACATTGCCTAACACAGCCTTTGCTACCGGTGATAGCCATATAAGGTTCACTGTTTTGATCCTGTTGGTCACGGTATTGACTCAGCGGTTGATAGAACGACAAATCATATTGATCCCACGCCGGCACAGGAATATCGTCAAGATCCTGTTTGGTCTGGGGAGCAGAAAAAATCAATCCTGTCTTGCTGTGTTTTAAACTTTCAATAATTTCTTTTTCTGCGTCACCTACAATTATCAAATCAGCTATTTGATTAGAAATCCAAATATTATAGTGCTTGACATTGTCGGTGTGGGACACCTCCAGACCTTTGCCGCCTGCTATTATCTTAGTCTCGGGCCAATACTTGCGTAACATATAACTCATCAGCATGCCATAATCCAGGCTTTCGGATGTGAAGATGCTGAGACCTATGTATTCGGGCCGATATTGTTCATGAACTTGTTTGAGAAAATGTTTAGTAAATTTATAAACTTTCTTAAACATTCTCCGACTCAGTGCAGATTTTATTAGATGACCCAACACCAGTAAATTTTTAAATGCAATAAATTCTGGATCATCGGCCAACTGTGCAAGAAACTTGGCTGAAAAGTCAATGCCAATACTGTTAATACCAGCCTGATTTAAGCAAGCACTCAACAGGACCGGCGCCACCATTGGATAAGGTTCGCAGTATGGAACAGATAATATTACTACTTTCATTTGAAACTTTTTACCACAATTGTTTGTTGTTGATGATCCAGATCACAGGATCATCTTGGTCAATGGCCAGTCGAACAGTTCCGTTATAGTTCCAAAATACAGAATGCTCAGTGCTGGTCATCACTGTTGAATCAAGTTTGTAACCGTCAATATGAAATCCATTCACTGTTAGAGATAACAAACAAATATGTTTGTTTTCACTAATATTACCTTGAGCATCACACACAGTGTCTTGATGTTGTCTGTTAGACAAGACAAAATCCAAATATCCGGCAGTATTTATTTTTAAACTAATCTGATGTCTACCATTGTCAAAATTTTTGCCAGAATACAACACCTGGTTGTTTGACTCAATTTGCATGGCCATCGACGAATCATTTGCTCGTTCAATGTTGAATACCAAGTCAATGTCGGTCAACATGGAAAAAATCTGGGTTTGATATAAAAAAATCTTGTACCTGCTCAAACTTCTGATGAAATTTTATTTGGAACACTTCTCGTTGACCTCGATTGACTACGCCGTGGACAACATCGGTATTGATCAACCAGGTGTCGCCTGGAATGGTTTGATACCTTTGTTGTACCAGACCTGACTCGATAAATGTAAACGATTCGGTACTGTCTGAAGAAATAATATGATTAATATTGCAACTACCTAGATTTTTTTCTTGATCTGTTTTCCCGTCAATATGTGCATCAATGTTATCAAAATGCAATGTGTAAGTGAAGTTGACAAAGTTAAGTTGACTCTTCAACAACTTTTGCCTGATATCTTTACACCACGGAACAGTGGTTTCCAACAACGGTCCAGTCCAAGTATACCACGGAGAATTATTGGTCAGACTATGATTGACTATCACACTACCGTGGCAACCGATATTAAAAATTTTAGCATCATACGCCGGCTCCCAAACCATACTGTTGTTAAAATAACCTTGATCTACTTTTGAAAAGAGATACCCAGCGACCGATTGTAATCGACTCCAATCGTGATTTTTTATTAACGAACTTGAGATTTGGTATAACATTTACAAAGGTAGAGCCAGTTGGGCTGAGTATTTAGTACACTACTCAGCCCATTCAATTTAGGCACTGGCCTGCAAGATGTACTTGCCAAAACGCTGGTGGAACTCGTCAAAGTTCTTCAGCTTGGTGGGTTGGAACGGCAGGTTGTATGTGGTCAGGGCAATACGGGCACCCATCACAGTCAACTCTGTTTCAAAGTTCTTCATCATGTAGCCTAGGAAGTTGTCGGACATGGCATGGAACTCTTTGTCCGGAATCTTGCGAGCCACTGCATCCTTGAGCTCGTAGCACATTGAAATTACCAGACTGTACATGGCACTGACTTCTTTGACATCCAGTGTAGTAACCTTGCCGCTCAAGATATCTTCTGGCTTGGGCAGTCTAGCACTGATCTTGCGGTGCGCCATAAATTTCACAGCAAGACCTTCGCCCACAGTGCCTGCAATCAGGTTGGTCAATGTGTCGGCATCGCCGTCATCTTCGTCCAACAGCTCGCTTACAAAGGTCCAGGTACGTGGAGTAGCAAAAGCTCGTGAGCTGGACTTGGAGTCAAAGTCATACAGGTCCTGTTTGGCAAAACTCAAGTAGCCCACCACATCCTTGTGGATGTTGTTTTGCACCGCCCAGGTCTGGTACGATGCAAAATCCACTTTCATTTCCTGGTGAATGAAACGATTTGCCAGCGGAGTAGGCATACGATAAGTGACACCTTTGTCGCTTTCCCTGTTGCCTGCAGCCACCAAGACTACATTTTTAGGCAGACGATACTTGCCAATGCGTCGATTCAGAATAAGTTGATAAGCTGCGGCTTGAACACTAGGTGCGGCCGAATTCAGCTCGTCCAGGAACAGCACCACAATGGGATAGTCCCGGGCCATTTCTTCGTCAGGCAGTTCAATTGGTGGAGCCCAATCCATCTTGCCCAGTTCTTTGTTGTAGAATGGAATGCCACGAATGTCGGTGGGTTCCATTTGGCCCAGACGCAGATCGATCATTAGTCCACCAAGTTCTTCGGTAATGCCTTCTACCAATTCGCTTTTGCCAATGCCCGGAGGACCCCACAAGAACAAGGGACGTTTGGCCCGGAATGCTCGTAGCAAACTTTTACGAGCTTGGGTCGAAGTAACAGTGCGTGAATCTGACATAGAAATCCTTTTAAGTGGTTAATGCGTTTATTATAACAAGAAATGCGTTTGCTGTCAATTGGTGTGAACTTTTTGCAACATCAAAAACAAGTGCTTTTTTTTGCGCGGCAACCATTTTATTGCAGCAGCGCCACATGTTTTGTTCCAAGGACTCCTCATTGTTGTGGCACTTTGGAAGTATCCTTCTTTTGCCAACCCAATCACTGGATCGTAATCAGGTGGTATCCAACTTTCCGGAAGAGTGCAACTGAACTGTCTGGACGCTTTGATCAGCCGTGCCAACCAATCTGCTCGGGAATGTTTGCAGTCCTTGCACAACAATTCCTTGTTGTATTGTTCTTGTCCGAATCCGGGAAAGTTGGATGCCATTTGTACTCCTTTTGTTGCGGTATGTGTATATTATAGCAAAAGAGCAAATATCAGTCAACCACTCAAAAAGTAGTACTAGTGTGTTACATGCTAGTTGATATTGCTTTGAACCGTTTGATTGATTCTGATTTATCCCAGAATCCAATTTGCAATGATTTTCGTGGACCTGTTGTAAACCCTTCAACCGAGTGTAGAGCCTGGGCGCATAGCAAGTGCCAACGGCCGCGTTTCAACCGTGCTCGGCCAACTTCTTTAAGATTGTCATATGAAGTAGGAGCTGCCCATTTCATATCATATGAATCAGGGCCCGAAGGGTGGGTGTCTCTGATCACTGGGTGATTGCCTTCTTGCCAGTACACAGTGTCGACTTCTGGCCCGCCCTCGTCCAGCAACCACATCAATGTCCAATTGCGACTTTTATCAGTGTGCGGCAGTGCAACGCCGCCTGGTTCTCCATGGAAGCTAACACCAAGATCTGTATAATCCGAACTAATATTTTCTTTAACCCAGTCACAGATTTTTTCACTGACAGGATGCCGCCAATAAGTTGTGTTTGGAATAGACACGCCATCTTTAGTAGCAGAACGATCAAACGCTCTGCCCAGTAATTCGTCACGATTGTACGCATCTGCGGCGTCCAGCAATCCGTCGGGTATTGCAGGCAAGGCAGGATAATAAATTAGTGTTTCAATCATAGAAGTTTTCCTTATAAAAATAGGCCGCAACGAACCTATTTATTTTGTGATACAGAATTATTGTCCCAGACCCAGATGCACTGTTGATGGTCTTTTGACTAAGAATTCTTTGAAAGCAGCTGATTTTAAAATTTCAGTCAACACAGACACAGTATCTTTGGACACTGTGCTCATGCCCCACAAATCTATAGTCACATAGTGATTGTTGTACTTGCCCGGGGCAAACTGTCCCAGGAATGGCAAACCATAATGATTCTTTGCTGTGGATGCTGCAATACATTTACCGCCAGCACTGACAACAGCTTCGGCACCATTGGCAATGAAGATCATATCAACATCAGTTCCTGCAATCACAGCAGCCCTTGCAGCAGCATTGGCTTCGTATGGAATAGTACGAATATTCAGTTTTGGGGAACTATTAGCCACAAGATTGGTCCACGGCGGCAGTGTAACAGGTCCAGACGTTATGGCCACTTTATAAGTTTGTGTGCCAGTAAGATCTGCCAGGGTGATATTTGTTTTTGCAGGTGAAGTACACAGATAGTGTGTTGTGCTGGCCAGATTAGTGACAAATTTAAATGCAGGATAATCTTTCTGTGCCGGGCAAAGACCTGCTGCATCTTGCATATCTCCACCACTCATGACAACAAATGCATTTTCTTGAGTTTTTGCTCGAATCAATGCATCGTGGCACGATTTAAAAAATTCTTGTTTGACTGTGTGGCCTTTGTTTCGTAGCCCTTCAATTACCGGCATCGACCAGACTTCGGTACCACCGCCAGGTGGATAATAGTAGTTGAAGTGATAGGTGTCGGCCATTGCGGCAGCGGATGCAACAGCAAATGTAATTGCCGTAAAAAACTTAGAAAATTTACTCATAATTTCTCCTTAAAAGTTGAGTAATAAAAATCGGAAAATTTCCGATGATACTGACATTGACAAAAGCATGCCAAATATCAGTGCAACGCGAACAGAAAACTCTTTTACAAAAAAACCAACCAACACGGAGACCGCAGTCAACGACAGGTACAGGCCAAGTTGTTGGTTGGTTATTCCTTCTGAAACACACACCGCTATGCTCAGTGCAATCAGGACGGGATAGATTATCTTGCTCAAGCGAATGTAGAGAGAAATCATATGTTGATAAAACATTCCGGCAACGAACCAATTGACTACATTGACCAGTACCAGTATCAAAATCAATGGGCCAGCCAGTGCTGCTATCAAATTGAAACTGTTGTTGATTCCAAATCCGCTGCGTTCAGCCAGCGCCATGATCACTGCTTCGGATGGAATAATGGGCAATGCTAGAAATATCAATGGTATCAACACAGTGATGGCAGCTGAATTGTTGGCAGCTTCTGCAGAAATTACTATTTGTTGATTGTTGTTGTTGATCTTTTTTTCAATCACTGCTGCGACCATTGATGATACCGATGTTCCTATCATGGGTACCAAGCCCATCACTGCACCTATCACGGATCCACGCAGGGATGACAACACCGGCGGGAATTTTAACAATGTTGCCAAACGGGTCCGCATACCAAACTCATTTGAATTGATGTTGACATTCAACAATCTGTGCCTTGCGTGATGCACAATCTCTGGCAACATTAGAAATCCAATGAACACAGGCACAAACGGAATGCCACCTGGCAGAAAATCTGCAGCAGATAAAAAGTGCTCACGCCTCAAACTGTCGTACCCAATGTGTCCAATCACTAACCCTGCAATTGCAAATGCCAGCGCCAGGATCTTTTGTTTGCTGGCCGCACTGATCAACAAAATAAGCACAGTTAACAATACCAATCTTGGAGTGTTGTTGATAAAGTACTTCATAAAATCAATATACTGTGTGGCTGCATAGAAAATCACAACACCCACAACGGATGCTATCAGACTGGATGTGGCAGTGCCGCTTAGTAATTCTGCGCCACGACCTTGCCTAAATTCGTCATGGCCATACTGCACTGCCGGCACACTGGTGATTTCTCCGGCTATGCCATACACAATGGATGGTATGCTGCTGTAATACTGTACTGAAGACATCATCACTGAATAAAATACAAACAAATCCACCACTGGTAATCCAAGCAAAACAGGATACAAGATCATTATCCCAGATGCAGGTCCTACTCCGGGGAATACACCAATCACAATGCCGCTGACTATGCCAAGCAGTATGATTGGTAACAGATACAGTAACTCTGTCATTTGATTTTGTACTCCTGTGAACTGACCGCATAGTATGATTGCACTGATTGCTGGTCTGAAGACAACAGTCCCATCCGCACCATGTATGATATCAGTGTTTGGTCTGTTTGTAAAATATGCCAGCCGTTGATGTATTTTTTTACAGCAGAAGATTGACGCTGCAATCCTGACAGCAATGGCAAGCTGGTAGAATTTTTTGATAGTTGGTACAACACTGAAGCTGAAATTTCTTTTGAAAAATCAATTGATTTCACTATACTGTCATGCCCGGCATTGATTTGTTTTTCCATTTGACTAATTCCCGGTATTACCTCCGGATCGCGACCTTGTACTGCACACTTTAAATAGTAATTTTCTGGTTTTTCTAATTCTGTCAGCGATGTATTGGTCCTTAGACAATAGTTCAACATCATATGACACTGTTTGGCATGCAGTTCTGGCATGTCAGGAGATATAAAAAAGAACTCTAGGTCGCTGCGATTTAGTGCGCCAGCAAATAAGCGGTCGGAAAATCCAAAGTAATAGCCGTCTTTGCGCTGAACCAACTGGGGCTTTTCAAAGCCCACAATTGTGCAGTAGTTATAATTGTTGTAGGATTGATCAAAATTGTCTTGATGCAGCACAGGCCGGCAGTATTTGACCAATTGATGTCTGAGATTTTTATCATCGTTTACCATGTAATCTTCTGACGAAAGTTGTTTTTCGTATCCAAGAATATCGTCGTGAGTATGTACTGATTTAATATTGATTTTTGTAGTCTTGTCTGGATGATTTTCCAACAACCAGGTCACTGCTTTTTCTGGTATTAAATTGTCAACGCCGGATCGTGCGTAACAAATGTAAATCTCATCTAGGTGTATGTTGTTGCGTAGAAAGGTGTTGTATATGGTGATTGAGTCAGTGCCACCACTGAATGCCAGTGTAAGTTTATCATATCTGTTTCTCAATTGATGTGCTCGTCTGTCACACAGTGTTTGAAAACTTTCCGCTGGTTCTATGGTCCAGTCAACCGTGGCAAACTCACGGTCGTAGAACTCAAATTTTGGAAATGTATGAGGATCGTGTATGGACCCGTGCAGGAATGCCGTGAACGGATTGTCAAATTTTATTCCATTGATATTGTAATAAACCATTGGCAGTTTTACTGTATTCGGGGCGATTGCTTGTAGAAGAACTCTACTTACGGTAGGCGTTCTGTTATATTATAACAGTAAAGACATTGCTATGTCAAGCGTCAATTGGTGATCCGACGTCAACAGATTGTTGGCGTTGCTAATGTTATTTATATCAACCGCATACGAATGGCCAAAAAAAAGGCTACCGAAGTAGCCTTTGTGTCCAATCGTGTTGGATTAGAACGAGTGTGATACACGAACACGATATGTGTCGGTATTGTTGGCAGCAGTTGTGTTGCTGCTGACTTGTGCCACGGCCAATTGAACTGAAGTTCTCTTGCTCAATGCATACTCAGCGCCAACCTCTTTGGCAGTGCCATTACCATCAGAATATGCAGCGCCCACAGTCACAGCACCTACAGTGTAGGAAGCACCTACCACATAGGAGTCGGCAACATTGCGTTCATTGCGACTGACACCTGCACCAACTGTGATGCCTTTTACAACAACTTTGGCACTGGCGCGAACCCGCTCAGTTGTTTGGTTGTAATCAACAGCACTGCTGACTGGGCCAACTGTGTAAGTTGCACCAAACACATTTTTGTTTGTGCCGGTGTTGTTGATGGCTCTAGTGTTGCTGACTTTGAATGCCAGTCCCGACACTGTGGGTGTTGTGTAGCTGACAGATTGCACATTGGACTTGGCGCCCAACACAACTCCGTCTTGACCTATAACCGGTGCATCACCTAGCCCAAGACCAATGATGCCATTGGCAGATTCAATTTGACCAACTTTGACTGAACCAACCGGAGTTGCAACATCAACATACATGTCGTTACCTTCGGCAGCAGTGCCGTTTCCGCCTGGCTGAATTTCTGCATAGGCCTTGACAGTTATGCCATTGCCAATGGATTCTGTAGCAGTAAAGTTGATATTGCTGGTGTCCATTGGAGACATTGTGGTTACGGTGTTGTCTGACCGCTTGATGTCGTATGCAAGTTTTCCGCCAATTTTAAACTGGGCGTGAGCTGTACCTAATGCAGCCAAAATTGCTACTGCGACTAATGCTTTTTTCATTGTGTATTTCCTTTGTAAGTGTGAAGGGGCAGAATTGCCACTGGAGTATTTATTTGCGGTTGCAACAATAACTTAAAAAACAGGCAGTTTATATTAGTTTTCTGGAATATTACCGATCTTTGTCAACACAATCATGGGCTGCCGCGTTAAATATACATGTACAGAATAGTTTTGTACATAAGTTTCTAACCTTAAGGAAAATACCATGAAACAACTTATTGCTATTATCGCTACACTCGCTACCGCCACTGCATTTGCCCAGGCTCCTGCTGCTGCACCTGCTGCTGCAAAACCGGCTGCTCCTGCTGCTGCGCCTGCTGCTCCGGCCGCCGCTGCTCCTGCTGCCAAGAAAGAAGAAGCCAAACCTGCTGCTAAGAAAGAAGAAGCCAAGAAGCCAGCTGCTAAGAAAGAAGAAGCCAAGCCTGCCAAAAGTGCACCGGCTGTCGACGCAAAAGCAGCAACTCCAGCTGCACCAGCAAGCAAGTAATCTAGAAGTAGACAACGACGATGACATCTGGTGCGGAGTCGATGATCTAACTTTTCACCGTGGTCGTGATCGTCCTGTTTTAACAGATGATGCGGAACTGAGTCCTTATGTTTGCAATAGACTAGCACTGGCAAGACATCTTGCACTGGCTCGATATCGTGAAACACACATGACTTAGATTCACAATAGGCAGGCAACTGCCTATTGTTTTGACCGCACTCCAATACTGTACAAATAAGTCAAAAAAATAGGACCCGAAGGTCCTATTTACTATTTTCTGTTTCTAAGCATAGTTGCTCAAAGCAGTGTTTAGACTGCTAAGGAGTGGCGTTGTGCTGTACGAGCAGAGAACTTGACGTTCTTACCTGAAACAGTTACTTCACCTGTATTTGCGTTTGCATTTACGGTTTTTGTGTCTACGGCCGAAATACTCCGACCCTACGGCTTCTACATTGCCGGACTGTCCATTTCCGTACTCTTGACCCAATCGATAGCCTGGTCATCCCCACCTAAATATACCTTATACACTTAGGTGGAGATGGTGGGAGTCGAACCCACGTCTTGAATCCTTTTCTGTCTACTTCATACAGTCTTAACTTGTATTTATTTTACTTCTGCAGATACTGTTTTATTCTTGCTACAGTAGCATCTTTGTCCACATCAACAGTGCTGTCAAACTTGCAGTATACATCAAGCAACTGGCTAAGATTTTCAACCAAATCATACTTGTTCACTGACATGGGCTTGGGCCACGGTGTGTCAAACTGTTGAGTTGGTAAGTTCACAGCATTGTAAAATGCCTGTGCATTTTGTGTATGCACATGAAACAACAGAGGTATCATGTCACTGTGAGTTTGCTGTTGCCATTGAGATACGGCACAATCTCTGTTGTGGTTTGCTTCCAATAGACCAAGGAACTGACCTGGGTCAATGGTAAATTTTGTATTTTGATATTTTTCTCGGTATTCTGCCAGGTCTTGGTCACTGCCCATATGATGTTTGTTTGTGTGTTCAGCAACAAAATGGCTCAGTGCTGAATCAAAATAATTTCTTCTACACCAAAGCCTGGTGAACTCAGGCGGTGCTGTGACAAACACTTCAAACTGATGTGTGTGTTGAATTGTCAATGACCAATCGGGAATAGCATTACCGGCGCTCCAACTTACATATGAAGACGTTTCTTCAAGAGATCTTGGTACAGCAGCGTCTAGCCATAGTGCATAAATGGTAGAACCGGTTCTACCATTTATTCCGACAATAAATTTTTGCATAGTGATGTTGATTTTGCTTCAACACAATATTTATCACTGGTCTCAGTAGCAGGAATCGAACCTACGCTCCTTGGTCCCAAACCAAGAGTGATACCATTTCACCATACTGAGAAAATCAACTGGTACCTCGTGACAGAATCGAACTGCCGTCTGCGCTGTGTAAAAACGCGGCCCTACCATTAGACGAACGAGGCAAAAAATATGGAGCGGCTAACCGGGTTCGAACCGGTGACGTCTTGCTTGGCAAGCAAGTACTCTACCAACTGAGCTACAGCCGCATATATTAACTGGTACCAAGAGACGGGATCGAACCGCCCACACACGAATTTTCAATCCGCTGCTCTACCAACTGAGCTATCTTGGTGTGGTGGAAGTAAGTAGATTCGAACTACTGACCCGCAGCGTATGAAGCTGCTGCACTACCGCTGTGCTATACTTCCAGAACTGCTGTGGGGTATAGTATGGAATTCGAATCCATGCTGACGGAATCACAATCCGTAGTGCTGACCGCTGACACTAACTACACCATAGAAAAACACACTGTACGCAACCTCTTATGCGCTGGGGTGACCAGAATTTAATCCCAATGTGTTTATCTATGGTAGGACCACCCGGACTCGAACCGGGAATTGGCAGATTAAAAGTCTGCTGTGATAACCATTTCACTATGATCCCATTGTCAGTCGTGAATTGTCTTTCAAGTGCCAATCCAGACCGACATGGGATCTGGGTTGACACTACATTTTAGCTGTTTGCTTCATATAGTACCTCTTTGGTTTAAGTTTTGATTGTACAACAATTTCAGAATGTTGTCAACTGTTTTTTTTGGTGCCCCACGACAGAATCGAACTGCCATCACAGGATTACAAAACCAGTGTACTGCCATTGTACTAGTAGGGCTAAAAATTGGCTCCTCAGGTACGGATCGAACGTACGACATCTTCATTAACAGTGAAGCGCAACTACCGCTGTGCTACTGAGGAATAAAACTTGGCGGAATGACTCGGACTCGAACCGAGAAGCCGTTTAACCGACCGACGGCTTAGCAAGCCGCTCCAATACCATTATGGGACCATTCCAAAAACTAACATTGCTATTATATAACAGTTGACCAACAGTGTCAACTGATATTCGCCTGCGGAAACACCGCTAGGTAATTGGTGCCTCTAATGTCGTCCAGTAGGTCAATGTAGTCTTTAAACTTGCGATACAACTCAGCATCATAACCAGCAGAGTCAATCATGCCTACAATCAATGATCTCTGGCTGTGGTCAATGTCAGTGCTGGACTCTGCCCAGGACTTAAACGGCACCAGATGATCTACCGGCACTGAGTGCAAGCTCAAATGCGGATATCCAGATATTGTGGTAATATGCACACGCAGGCTCTGCAGTTTTGCAAATGCCATCAGGTCCGGCAGCGCATACGCACTGGTGTGTTGCAGCACATGATTGACGGTTAGTCTTGCCTGTGGCAATTGTTGTTTGAGCAGTTGAATATTTGATTCAATATCACTCCACCGACTTGGATGTCTGACATAATCATTCATTGCACCGGTACCTTCTAGGCTGATACAGATCTCTATGTCTTTAAATTTTTGCAATGTAGTCAACAGTTTATTACCAACTTCGGTTAGATTAGTGTTAAAGCTCACAACAACATCGTTGCATCGAGGCATCAACATTTGTAAGAAGTTGACCACTTCAGGAATGATAAACGGTTCACCACCTGTGATGTTTACTCTACGAACATCGGTTGTCAGCACAGTCTGTGCAAACTGTTTGAATTCTTCATCTTTCCAGTAGTACGGCATGTCGCCCACTGCGTTCTGAGCACCAATTTTTACAAAACGATCGTGATATTTGACACGTTCTGCGGCAATACTAGAACTTGATGCTGGGCCACACATGATGCATTTGAGATTGCAAAAATTGCCTAGTCTTAGTTCTAAATCATAGATTGGATTGTCTGCACTGACGGCTGTGACATCCGAAGGATACCATTTATTTTGGTGTTGTCTTAGACTAGTCCAGCCATGTTGTTCTTCTCTATAGCATTTAACACATCCTGCATGCGGTCGGCCAGCAGCCGCATCTGCTTGCATCTTTGTAGGTATATCTGCTAGATACTGATCAAACTTGGTGTAATGATGTTTAGTTTTTATTTTAAAATCTTGGTCATACTGACAACATGGCTCAATTGTGCCGTTGGCATTTACACAAATACTATGATAAGCGGCCTGACAGCTGGTCGAAGTTGACATCTACGATTTCTTTCAATTTATAAAAATATTTAGCAATTGACACAGTGTTAACATATATTTGGTACCATGTACAGGTAACGATCCTGTGTCTATCGGTTATCAGCCGATTGCTCTACCTTTGAGCTAACGTGGTATTTGTATGGCAGAGGGTACTGGGATCGAACCAGTGATGACAGAGTCAAAGTCTGTAGTGTTACCGCTACACTAACCCCCAATAAAACTTGGTGGAGGATGAGAGAATCGAACTCTCATAAACAGCTTGCAAAGCTGCCGTAATCCCATTATACTAATCCCCCGTTATCTTGGCCGGCCCTGAGAGACTCGAACTCCCAACCTCTGGTTTCGAAGACCAGCACTCTAATCCATTGAGTTAAGGACCGATATTTGGCGTACCCACTAGGACTCGAACCTAGACTGACGGTTTTGGAGACCGCAATGCTGCCATTACACTATGGATACATTCTAAAAAAATTCAATACAAAATTGCCAATAAGTACTGTCGACATGAAAAACTTTTTCTTATATCAACTTGCTCATCAAAGACATCCAGAATATCAGCCATTGACTTCGGTGTTGCCGATACAAAATGTTAAGAATTCAATGGCAAAAAGTTTAAAAGTGCTATCAAAAGTTTCATACAACAATGACCATGCCTTCCAGGCGTTTTCGGTCAATAGCAAATACTTTGAATTAATGGCTGAAAATCCAAAAACATTCAATGTAGATACGATACCATTGGCAACACTGAGACAATGGGTGTACGATCCAGAATTTGATGAATTATTAACAAAAAATTCTCATATGGAAGTAAACTTGCAAGGTGCAATTCTAAAGTTCGTTGTGTCTGAATTTTTAAACGCAATTGGAGTAGATACAACCCAAGTGTCTACCAGTCGAGCAAAATTAAACATACAAGAACCCGGTCAAATGTTTCCTTTGCACTTTGACCGAGTTCGGCACAATGATTACGATAATGCTGAAAAACAACTGGTATCCGACCCGTCACATGATAGATTTTTAATTTTTTTAGAAGATCAGCAACCGGGACAAATGTTCCAATTTGATATGTGCAATATAACCTGGTCTCAAGGAGACGTGTATACTTGGAATGCTCGAGACACCATGCATGCATCAGCAAATGCAGGATATTGGACTAGAAGACTTCTGTTGATTGATGTTGGTAAAACATCATGCTGAATTTGTCAACATTCTAATGCACATCGAGTTTGCCCCTAAATAAATACTGGATGAAACTAGAATTTACTCCAGTGACTGATATTTTGTATACCGTCAATTATGATGACAAAACAATATTGGATCAAATATTTTTACAATTGCCCACAGCACCATGGCTATTTTGGCCGCCAGCAGATGGAAATGCAAAAAATGCTATAGATATTATTGACGTCGCTGACACCCACCTGTTGTCAGCAGAAATGCAAACTTTTGAATCTTGGGTACACAGTGAAGATTTTAAACAACAGATATTGAACTTGTTGTTTGCAAACTCAGAATTTATGGATATATGGGGACAACCACAGCGTGAACTGTTTGATGCAGTGACCCGAGTCAGTGCTGGATGGGTTCGTACTCCGCCCAACTGTGCCAATTATTCCTGGCATCTTGATTGTCGTAGCCAAGTGGCACTTGGCATGATTTATTTTATACAAGGCGATGATCCCGGACAAAGTACCTACTTTGATACTGTTCCCAACACAACACATCAACGTATCCCTACCGGATTGGGTCGGGGTTGGTTTGTAATAAACCATCACCGCGCCCGGCATTGTGCAATGAATGATACTGATCAACACAGACACTGTTTAAAATTTACACTAAACTTGAACGTTTTATAATCTTCTGCACCTGCATCTATACATTTTAAAACACGCCATCTGCGGTATCGCAACCCAGGCCAGCTTGGTATGTTTTAGAATGCAGTGTGTTGCCACACCACATGACGGGGTTGATACCCCGCCCAGGAGTCTTACTAGAATGTTGTCGCCACTCGTTCATGTGTCCTGTCCGCCCGTTTGCCTGTTTTATTGTGCTGGCCGAATCCTCGTTACTCATTGCACATAAAGAAAAACCCTGGAGTTTTTAGTTCCAGGGTCTTTGAAGTTTGTCGGTTACTGCTGTTATGCGCAACTGCTGCCTTCTCGGACCCTGTGATTTGCTGTAATATTCTTGCCACGGCCAAAACCGCGTGACCACGGCTGAGCCAGGGTCGTTACGCGATGCATGGGGCTAAAAATATTGGTGTTCATCATAAGTCCTATTGTATGTTATTTATCATTCAGTGTCAACCACTGACGATTTGTTATTGGTTGCGGGTGACAGATTTGAACTGCCGATGCTCCTGGCTTATGAGACCGGAGTGGTGACCACCCTACCCGCGAAATTATTTATCTATATCAAACTGCACTGCTGAGATTTAACCTGGTACCAGCGGAGGGAATTGAACCCTCTCAAGAACGCTAATCTGGCGCTAAAAGGTCTATAAGGCCTCTCTGACTTCCAAGTCTCGCTGGCATATTGAATTTGTTAGAGTAGCAGCACCACGTTATTGCTGCCATTCACCCGAATTAACAAGCTCGAGCGGGAGTCGGTAAGTTACTTGGGATACCGGTCCAGTTTAGTCGCCTCAATGGACCCCTGCAGTTCCCCGCAGGGTGGGTGTCGAACCCATGACCTTCTACTGTTTTGGTCCTTCGAAGAAACCTAGACAGCGTGACTTTCTCTTGCTAACACTCTAACAAAACTAATCAAGAGCTTGTAGACCAAACTACAATTTACCGGTTTCTAGACGAACTCTTAAACTTGGTGGTTAGTGCTGTTGCGAC